TAATAAGCCTACATATTTACCTAATCAATATTCACTTACTATTCAAGGAAATGGAACAACTCTTACTAATGGAATTTATAATGGTTCATCATCTAAAACAATAAATATAACACCTGCATCCATAGGAGCAATTCCTTATACTGTTGTTTCTTCAGGAGATTTTAACAATATGACAACTCCAGGTATTTACACAATGAGATCAACAACTACCAATGCACCAACTACTGGAAGTTATCATAGTTTAATAGTATTAAAATCAGATTCAGGTAGTTATTATCAACAAATAGCTATTAAAGAAGGTACAACAGACTTATATATAAGATATGGTAGTAGTTCTTCTTGGGGTAGTTGGAATAAAATCAATGATAATGGCAATGCTACTACTTTAGGTGGTAAAGATGTAAGTGAAATTCAGAATTATAATAATCTTACTAATAAACCTACATCAATGAAAAATCCATATATGTTAAATATACAATTCAATGGTACTACAAATACATCATATGATGGCAGTTCTACTAAAACTATAAATATAACTCCGAATGCTATTAGTGCTGCAACAAGTAATCATACTCATAGTAATTATGCTTCTTCTATTAATACATCTGGTTCTGGTAATGCTATTACAAGTATATCTCAATCAGGAAATACAATAACAGCAACAAAAGGTAGTACATTTTCTTTTAGTAATCATACTCATAATTATGCAGGTAGCACATCATCTGGTGGGGCTGCTAAAAGTGTAGCTAATTCATTAACACTATCATTGAATGGTACAAGCCAAGGAGCGTATAATGGTAGTGCCGCTAAATCAATAAATATAACTCCGTCAAGTATTGATGCTATGTTTAGTAAATGCTATAATAGTTCTATAGATTTAAATACAATTAAAACAACTGGTATTTACCATATAAAAAGTTTCACAACAAATTCGCCTATTTCCAGTCATGGAATTTTATATGTTGATTTTGATGTAGGAACTCCTTATCAAATTTTTGTGACTGATCAAAAAAATTTTACATTTAAAAGAATTTATATAGATAACATATGGTCAGATTGGGTAAGTGTATCTTCTTCTAATAATACTTCTGCTGTATATACAGGATATCAGCTTGATGCAGATACACGTTATCCTATTGCTGTTCTTGCAGTTACCTCTCAAAATAGATATTGTTGTGGAACGGCTGATATAACTTTATTTGTTGCTGCTGAAGATGATTTATATAAATACACTCAAACTTTAAGATTTACAGTTACATATCCTTGGCATACAGGTAATGTTACTCATGAATCAGTTGTTAAGTTGATTGAAAATAAAGCATTCCAAGTAAATACTAATTCATTAGATAGTAATTATCCTATTAGTGAAATTGATGTTTATAGTTTAAATACAGGATTTATTGCATTTAAAGCAAGACATAATTATGATTTTTCATATATTAATGTTAATGTAAACAGTAGTTTACTTCCAGAAAATATACCTTTCATTGAGGCCTATGGTTTAGGAAACAATAGTAGTTATCCAAATTTAGGAGATATTACTATTATGGGTAATCAACATTATTGTTGCAATATAGAAATTCCAACATCAGAGATATAATAAAATATTAGTTATAAGAATTTTGATTAAAAAGTAATTTTAATTAATAATATCTTTAAAGAAGTGTTTTTGTTTTAAAAACACTTCTTTATTAATTATTAAAAATTTATATCAATTAAACAACCTAAATAATCAAAAATAAATCCGCCTGTAACAGTTCTGTAACTTGCTTTTATATTAAAACCTTTATCAATTAGTATTGAAATTTCTTCAGCTAATTCTCTTGGTAAATAACCAATTTGATAGTTTTTTCCTTTGTCAACATTTACAATAACTTTTACAGCATTATTATCAAATTTATTATCGTATTCTCTAATAAGTGCTACATTTATTCTTTCTCTTGTATATCGGCATAAATGTTTCAAAGCTTTTTGTCTGTTCCCAAATGTTACACCTGATACTTTGGTAATTAATGATTTGCCTTTAATAATTTGCCACGCTCTTTTAAATGAATTTGATAAGTTTTTAGCTTTTTTATTTATTCTATTTGCAAGTGTAGCAACTGCTTTTCTAATTTCTTTTATGTTCTTCATTTTATTCAGTCCCTTCTAATCTTTTATAAAACTTGTAAATTTTCTTAATTATTTATGTAATATAACTTATTTGTTTTTCTAAATATATTATACTATATAGTGTACTATATATCAATATACGAATTAAATAAATTTTGTACCCTATATATAATAAATTTTGGTTATTTTTATATATAGTAACCTATATATATTTTATGATATAATATAAATATCAGAAAGGGAGTGATTAAATGGCAACAGTAAGTAAGGCACAACAAAGAGCAGTTATAAAATATATGAAAAACAACTATGATGAAATTAAAATACGTGTTCCAAAGGGTAAAAAAGATATAATTAAAGAATATGCATCAAAAAATAATGAAAGTTTAAATGGTTTTATTAACAGATTAATATTAGAAACTATAGAAAAAGATGGATTTGATAAATATTGATAATTAAAACAATATCTTTAGAAATGGTTTTTAATAAAATTCTTAAAAAATTATAAATTGGTAATGTAGAATAACATAAAATAAAAAGGAGTGAATTAATTTAATAATAAAAATAAATTGTGATAGTAATATGTTAAATAGAAAAGCACCAAAGATTATACAAATCAATAATATCTTTGATTCACCAATATATTTAAGACAAACTATAAATGTAAGTACAAGAAAAATTATAAAAGAAATTATTGACGAGCAGCATAGGATTAGAACTATTATAAATTTTGCAAATAATAGATTTAAAATTTCTAATAATAAATTAGAAGATAAGTTATTTAATGATTTACCAAATAAATACAAAGAAAATTTTTTAGAGTATAAAAATACTAAATGAAAAGAATGATACTATTGTCTATGATATGTTTGCAAGATTAAATATAAATAATTATTTTTTGAATAAATAATAAATCAGAAATATCAATTATTAAAGTAATTTTAAAATCGAAATTTATAATTTATTTAAAAAATATAAATAAATATTTATTAATTATTATATGCAACAGAGGAAAAGATTAAATTCTTTTCCTCTTAAAAAACACTTAATAAAAAAGTTATTATAAAATATCATCAAAATTTTCTATTTCTTCAGCTTCGTCAAAATCATTTCCATAATTTTCATCTTTCATCATATTTTCAAAATCTTCATCAGACATTTCTGAATCCATTTCTTCATTAGGAACCATATTTTCAGGAGCATCAATTTCACCTTTAATAATACCTAATAAATGTTGTTGCATTTTAGGTAATTTTTTTAATTCTACACTAACATCATCTTTCTTTTTTGCTAATAAATTAAATTCTTCATTTGTTTCAGGATCAACATAGCTAAATTTATATTGTCTACCTGTTTTAGAAGGATTACCAGCAGCGTCATATCTTCCGATTATACCCATATTAATAGCAATGTTAGCAATATCATCACTTAAATCTTTAGAACATTCTCTACCATCTAAATAGACTTGAAATTCAGCTTTTTTAAAGGGTAAACCAACTTTATTTTTTTTAACTGTACATCTAATACCTCTTTGTATTAAATTATCTTGTTTATCTTTTACATCTAAAGTAGATACTCTTGACACTTGTACTCTAACTGATGAATAAAATTTAAGAGCTCTACCACCTGGTGTTGTAGTAGGATCACCATAGAGTACACCGATATTATCACGAGTTTGATTAATACAAATTAAGCAAACATTATTTTGACTTAATTTAGGGCCAATACGTCTTAAAAATTGTCCCATATATCTTGCAATTATACCTATTGTTTGTTTACCTACTTCACCTTCTAATTCTTCTTGTGGCACAAGTGTTGCAATACTATCCAATATAATTAAATCGCAACCAGCGTTTACAAGGTTATCAATTACAGTAAAACAGTCTTGTAAATGATCCGGTTGGCTAAAAAATAAATCATTAATATCAACACCTAATTTAGCAGCAAAATAAGGGTCAAAAGCATGTTCCATATCTATCATAGCACAAACACCATCTTGTTTTTGACATTCTGCTATTGCTTTTGAAGCTAATAATGTTTTTCCACTTGATTCAGCACCAAAAAGTTCTATTATGCGACCACGAGGCCAACCGCCACAACCTAAAGCAATGTCCAAAGGCAAAGAACCTGTAGGAATAACATCTACTTTATTCATAGGTTTATCCCCTAATCTATAAACCATACCCGCTTTTTTTGTTGATTTTTCTAAGTGTTTAATTGCATTAGCCATAGCTTTAAGTTTTGATTTTTTGTCCATTTTATATCCTCCATTTATGTTTTCTTTATTGGCAAGTAACTATTTAATAATTAAATTCAAATATTTTATTATCTGATAAATTATTAAATGGTTTATCTATAATTTTATCTAACTGTATAAAAAAATGATTTTTATTAAAAAAATCATTTTTTTGTTTACATATATAAAACCATCTCTTATTATAAAAAATTTTAGGTAATAAATTACCCTTTTGGTCTATTATATAACAAAAAGTCTTATTAATATCTTTATTAATTGCTTTATTATTTATGTTCATTTTTATAGAAGTTTCCCTCTAACCTCCTTTCCAAAAATTTATAATAGGAAAAGGGTATTTTTATTATCATATATAATTATATATAAAATACAGTGAAATATCAAGTATCTTTTATGATATACCATATTTATTATCATGTAATGCTATGTACTTTATTAAATCCTGCATAGATATATGTTTGATAAATTGTATATGATAATCTTGTTTGTTGTTATTATAATGTTTACTATTTCTATAGTATAAAAAATTACTATGTAATAATTTGGTTTTTTGTTTTATGTGCGTTGGAACAATAATTTTCCAATCACTAACTTTTGTTTTAATAGACACTATATCATTTAATACATAATAATTTAAATTATATAAATTACAATTTTTTTTTATATTAGAAATATTTTTATAAAAACACATACAAGGACAATTAATATTAAATTTATTATTTTTATAAATATCTTTTTCGTATATAATTATATATTGATATAATTTATTTTTCCAACAATCATAAGAATGAACTTCATTATTTTGTATATTTAAGTAAAATATATTATTCAAAATTAACAGTCACCTCTTTTATAAAAACATGTTTCTTCTGCATATTCTTTAATATTTTTATCACAAAAATTATATAATTTGGATTTTAATATGCAATCATAATGACGTACTTTTACAGTATTTGTAAATAATAATTCTTTTAATTTATGATGAATTAATATATAAGTCATATTAACTATTGTTTCATATTTTATGCTTATATTATTTACTGTTTTTATTAATTCTTCAATTGTTTTTATATTTTTTATTTTTTCTCCTAAATGTACAAATGTTTTAAAATCTTCATTATTTATATTTAATTTGCTCCAATCAAATGTAATTGAATTATATTTATACAATTTTTTTATTTTTTCATTAAGTATTAAATTTTTACAACTATATGACATTTCACCTATGGACATATGAAATTCATTTGCTATTAATTGTTGTAATGCAGAAAAAGCAAACATTTCAGATGTATATGTTTCTATGGTGCTTCCTTCGTTGTTTTCAGCATATAACATAAGATGATTGTTTTTTCTTATAAAATAAAAATTATAAATACTCACATCTATTACAAATAGATTTATTTTTTTATTAAAAAAATTATCTATAAGATAATACCATTTATCAAATAACTCTGATTCTTTTATAAAATATATCAAAAGATAAATAGCAAAAGCTAAGTTTGTTCTAATATTAAATCTATCAATAATATCTATAGGATTTTTTATAGTATATGTAATGTTTATTCTATCATAATTTTTTATTTTTTTTAAATTATTAAAGCTATCATTAATATTTTCAAATTTATTTATATCAAACATATAAAGTTTTCTCCTTTTTTTGCATAAAAAATTCTTTATAATTTAATTATAAAGAATTTTTATATAAAAGTAAATATTTATTTTTTACTTGCTCCTAATTTTGTTGTACCTCTATTTGAATCATATTGGCATAATTCTTCATAAGTAATTTCTTCACTTTTTAATTGTGGAACAATATGTATAATGCCTTGACATATTGCTTTATTATATGGATATAATATATAATTATCGAAAAAATTTTCAATTCCACGTTCTATTAATAAATCTAAAAATTTATTTTTATCATTTATTTTTGATATAACAATAGGTATATTATTTACATTTGTTATAGCTATAAAAATTTCACCTCTATATGATGAATCAACAACTCCTGAACTTCTTTTTATACCTTTACTTCCCGTACTTCCACGTTCTTCTAATTGTAAATAATATTTTTCATTTAAAGCGCAAGCTATACCTGATGAAATTAATTTTGTTTCACATGGAAGAATAATTAAAAAATCTTCATCAAAACAAGCATAAATATCATATCCAGCATTTTCAGTTTCTTTTGTAGGAATAATAGCATTTTCTTTAACTTTTGCCCACAATATTTTATTTTCATCAACAATTTTCATTTTTTTATTCCTTTCTTAAAAAATAGTTGATATACTTATCAAATTATTATTAATTTATTTGTAACACTATGTCCATTAACACCAGAATAATTTAATAAATAATCTTCAAAGTACCATAATAAATCTTCTTTAAATTTATTAATAATACTATTTGCTGTCTCCTTATCAAACATAAAATTATAAAAAGCTAAGTTATTTACTGTTTCATTATCAGTAATATATAAACCTGTTTCAAAATTATAAGAAATGAAATATTGTTGCTTTGTATAATCATTGTATTGCCTTGCATATCGTTTTATTTGTTTCATAAGTATATCAGCTTTTAAATCCATTTGTAAAAGTAATTTATTAGTATAATAATTTCCTATCATATAATGAAAATTTGTATCATCATTATTTTTTTCTTCATAATTTTCTTGTATATCGCCTACATCATCAACATAATAATATTTATTTCCTAAAGATGCTCTTGATACTCCAACATCTTCTACTATGGTTAAAATTCCACAATTATAAACAACATTCATTTCTTGTCCGTTTTCTAACTTTACAATACCTGTCATTTTATTTCTCCTTTTCTTTAAAAATTTGTGTAGATATTTTTTATAAAACTTTCATAAGGTATAATTTTTTTATTTATATATTTTATATAGTTAAAAAAATAAAATTTTTTTAACTGATTAAAAATTTTTTAAAAGTTTTATATATATAAGAATAAAGGTAATTTTATAAAATGTCAAGAAAAAAATAAAAGGAGTGATTTTTAATGGATGAATCATTAAAAAAAATAGAAAGTTTATTGACAAGTTTTAATAATACATTTAAACTAAAGATAGATAAATCCATAGAAGATGAAATAACAGATTTATCTATTGATAAAGTTATAGGAGATGGTAAAGATTTCATTAATGAAATGGTAGATTTATTTGATAAAGTTATAAAAAATAGTACAGATAAATATGAGTTAATTTTTATGGATGATGAAAAACAATTAGTACTCGCCAGAAAAGTACCTAGTATTAATTATGAAATTTAAGAATTTTTTAAAAAGTTTTTTTGGTAGTTACTATTTTATTTTATTGTTATTACAATAAAAATAAGATAAAAAATAAAAATTGTCTTATTTTTAGTATAAAAACTTATATGAATAAAATACATAATGGTAATTATTAATTTTATACATCAAAACTTACTGTTTTGAATTTTAAAATTATAGGAGGATAACTATGCAAGTAATAAAAAGAGATGGTAGAAAGGTACAATTTGATAAAAATAAAATTATTGATGCATTAACTAATGCTTTTTTAGCTGTTGATAATGAGATAACAGATGATAATAATATAAAAATATATAATATTGTTAATAGTATTAATAAAATTAACAAAAAAATAATTACAGTAGAAGAAATTCAGAATATTATTGAAGCAAAATTAATGGCAAGTAATCGTAAAGATGTGGCTAAAACATATATTATATATCGTAATGATAGAAATAAAATAAGAGAACAAAAAAGCGAATTAATGAAAAATATAACAGAAAAATTAATGGCTACCAATGTTCAAAACCAAAATGCTAATGTTGATGAAAAATCTTTTGGAGGTAGAGTTGGAGCAGCAAGTAATGAAGTAATGAAAAAATATGCTTTAGACAATTGTATGTCTGAAATGGCAAAAAACAATCATTTAAATAATGAAATTTATATACACGATTTAGACCATTATGCTATTGGAGATCATAACTGTTTATCTATACCCTTTGATAAATTATTAAAACAAGGGTTTAATACAAGACAAACAGACGTAAGACCTGCTCAATCCTGTAATACAGCCTTTCAATTAGTTGCGGTTATATTTCAATTACAGTCATTACAACAATTTGGTGGAGTGTCAGCTACTCATTTAGATTGGACAATGGTACCTTATGTAAGAAAAAGTTTTTATAAACATTTTATTGACGGAATCAGATACTTATTAGATGATGAAATGATACAAAAATATAATATAAAAGAAATGACAAAAGATAGTATTGATAATATACTAACGCAATTAAATATTGATGATAGTATTTCTATAGATAGTGAACAATATAAACAATTTAAAAAAATTTATAAATATGCTATGGAGAAAACAGAAAAAGAAATATATCAAGGTGCAGAGGGATTATTTCATAATTTAAACACTTTACAAAGTAGATCAGGAAATCAGTTACCATTTACATCTTTAAATTTTGGAACTTGTACAAAAACAGAAGGTAGAATGATAACAAAAGCATTGTTAGAAGTTTCTATTAATGGCATAGGTAATTTTCATAGAACAAGTGTTTTTCCTTGTACCATTTTTCAATGTATGAAAGGAGTTAATAGAAAACCAGGAGATCCTAATTATGACTTATTTAAACTTGCTTTAAAGTCTACTGCTCAAAGATTATACCCTAATTATGCAAATGTAGATTGGTCAGGTAATGAAGGATATGATATTAATGATCCTAAAACATATTTTAGTACAATGGGTTGTAGAACTGCAAACGGATGGGATATAAACGGGTTAGGACAATTAAAAGATGGACGTGGTAATATTTGTCCAGTAACAATTATTATGCCTACAATTGCTATGGAAATAAAAAATAGTTTTAATAAAACTTATCCTAATGGAGTTGAAAATAATATTATTGTTGATGCTTTTTTAGACAAATTAGATATTAAAATATACGAAGCAAAAGATATGTTACTTGAACGATTTGAATGGATTTGTAGTCAATCTTCTGATTCTGCTAAATTTATGTATGAAAATGGTTTAATGGAAGGCTATGACGGTAAAGAAATACGTTCAGCACTAAAACATGGAACACTTGCTTTAGGTCAGATTGGACTTGCAGAAACATTACAAATATTAATTGGGTGCGATCATACAACAGAAAAAGGAATGATATTAGCTAAAAAAATTGAACAACTATTTAAAGATAGATGTACAGAATTTAAAGAAAAATATAAATTAAATTTTGGAGTTTATTTTACCCCCGCTGAAAATTTATGTTTTACGGCTATGAAAAAATTTAAAGAAAAATTTGGAGAAATTCCGAATATATCTGATAAGAAATTTTTTACAAATTCAATTCATGTTCCTGTATGGATTAATGTAGATCCTTTTGAAAAAATTGATATTGAATCTCAATTAATAGGATATAGTTCAGCAGGATGTATAACTTATGTTGAATTGCAAAGTACAGTGAAAAACAATATTGAAGCATTAGAAGATATAGTAAATTATGCTATGGATAAAGATGTACCTTATTTTGCAATTAATGTACCTAATGATACTTGTACTAAATGTGGGTATACAGATGAAATTAATGATAAGTGTCCTCAATGTAATAATAACGAAATACGCCGATTAAGGCGAGTAACAGGGTATTTAACAGGAGATTATTTGACTGCCTTTAATGAAGGCAAACAACAAGAAGTTGAAATGAGGGTAAAACATGATAAACATTTTTAATGATATATTAAATAATAAAATAAGGTATGCAGGTATAGATAAGTGTGAAACAAATAATGGCTTATATTTTGGTGTTTCTTTGTATATGCAATATTGTACACACCATTGTAAAGGTTGTCATAATGAAACCACTTGGGATAAAGACGGTGGTAAGATATTTACTAAAAAAATATTAGATGAATTATTTAATGCTTTAAATAAAAATTATATTAAGAGATTGACATTATCAGGTGGAGATCCAATAGATAATATAGATTTTTCTTTATATATTAGTAGTAAATTTAAAGAAAAGTTTCCTAATAAAAAATTATGGATTTATACAGGATATACTTATGAATATTTATTTTCTAAATGTAAAGAAATATTAAATCTAAGCGATTATATAATAGATGGTCCCTTTATTTTAGAACAGCGAGATATAACACTTAAATTTAGGGGCAGCAGTAATCAAAAAATATGGAAAAAAGAAAATAATATATGGAAACAAATAGAATAATTAAATTTATTAATTAATGTTAAAATTAAACCACTAGCTTAGCTAGTGGTTTAATTTTTATTAAATAATTTTATTTAACTATAGGAACAAAGTTTGGATTATCTATCATATATTTTTCACTATATTCAGTATGGAATTTACATTGAATGGACATTTCATATTGAAATTTATTTTCATCTTCAATTTCATATTCATAATCACATTGTTCCATACGTTCATCAGAATACCAATCAAGTTCTCCTGTTTCTGTATCATAGTGTTCATAACCGTCTGAATATTCTGCATAAGCAATGTTTGTTATTTTAGGGAATTCATCATAACCTGTAAGCAAATCGTCTTCAAGAACATAAGCGTCTGTTCCGTCTTTATATATTAAATATATGCCTGCTTCACAACTATAATTGTTTATAGTATTATTACACATTTGTGATACTTTTTTTTGATATATATTTTCCGCTGTTCTTATCATATGGTCTAAATAAAATTCATTATTTTTATATTCTTTTTTGTATTCATTTATCATATGTTTTTTTTCTTTTTCCAATTTATTAAATTCTTCTTTGAAAATGGCTTTTACTAATTTTCTGTTATCTTTTATTTCTTTTATTCTTTCTTTGATTGTATTTAAATTTTCTTTTATCATTTTAATTATCTCCTTTGTATTTGAAATATATATCTCTTTAACTTGATTATATTATATCAAATATCTAAAACTTTGTCAACTATTTTTTTTAAAAAATTTTAAAATAATTTTTTAAATAATAAAAATAAAGACAAGATTTTAAATCTTGTCTTAAAAATACAACTTTACTATTAAATCAATAAACATTAGATAATAAAAGATGGGAGATTTACTTCCCTAATTTTTATATTAATCCATTATGTTTTTCAATAATTTTGTCAATAATTTCAATAGGTACAAAGTATATATCCTTGTCAACTTGATGTTCTTTTAGTAACAATTCGTTGCTATTGGGATAACCGACTTCTACAAATTTATATTCACCATTATATAATTTTTGCTTTGGAACACACATATGAAATTTGCTTGCTTGTACACTCATTGAAAAACCATCTTTACAGACAATAGGATCTCTAAATACAATATCATTATAATGATAAGTTATATTTTTTTTATTTGATAAATAATCCTTTATTGCTGACATAAAAATTCCTCCTTGTTTGGTTTATCTAATAAATATTAAGAATGTTGTGTTTAATTACAATTATTTTTTAAAACGTATGATTATATTATAATATAACATATTAATACTGTCAATTATTTTTTTAAAATTTAAAATTAATTTTTAAATAATAAAGACAAGATTTTAAATCTTGTCTTTATTATTTAAACTTTATTATTAATTATATTCTTTTATTCCAATTTCTTTAAGATATATTAATTTTTGTTCACCTATATATTCCCATATCATAAAGTAGCCTTGTTTTATATTTTCTTCTAATTTATTATAAACAAGTGTTACTTGTCTTTTATTACAGTATTCTTTTACTTCATTTATAATTTCTTTTATTATTCGCTCTTTTCTTTTTCGTTCTTTACGAGCATCTTCAAAAATTTTGTTACATCTCTTATTATATTCTTCTAATTGTTTATTTCTTTCTTCAATATATTCAGCTATGACAAAATCTTTGTATCTTCCAAATGTTTGTAACTCATTAATTGCTGTTTCCATTTCTTCATATGGAATAGTCAAATTAGTATTACATAAATCAACGTCATTTTGATGTAATTTTAATGGAGTTTTATGGCTTGGTACAAATGTAAATTTCTCATTATTTATTGTAAAATCTCTAAAGTAAAAATTTTTCATAATAATCTATCTCCTTTGTATTTGAAATATATATCTCTTTAACTTGATTATATTATATCAAATATCTAAAACTTTGTCAACTATTTTTTTTAAAAAATTTTAAAAAATTTAAATATTATTAGTTATATGTTAATTTTATATAATAAAAATAAGCCATTTATATATTATATAAATATAAAATATAACTAATAAGAGCGAGGTAGAGAGTACATGAAAAGATTAATTAAAAAACAAGTAATTGAAAAAAGATTAATTAAACAATCACTTTTTGATGGTTTTTTACATAAAAAGATTAAAAAATTATTAACAGACAATCAAACATTGAACTTTACAGCAAACATCTCTATTAGTGCGGTAGTAGAAAAAACAAGCGAACAGGTTTATCAACAAAATATTAGTTGTGATGTTAATGTAGATATAAATAGCTTTGATAAAAAAGGATATTTATATTGTAATGTAGATATACAAGGAAAAAACAATCCATATAAAGGATTAAAATTGTTTTATGACTTACGAGTTAATAATATTTATGATGTTGTTAAAAATGATGAAAAAGACTTATATCAATATATAGTCAATGAATTTAATAATGCAGAACCAATGATTACATTAGAAGGTTATGTATTTGATATAGACCAAAAAGATGTTATTTTTAATAATGTTACCATTGAACAAGTTACAATTAGTTAAAAATATAATTAAAGAGAAGATAAGTATTAATACCTATCTTCTCTTTTTATACCAATATGTTTTTCAATAATCTTATCAACAATTTTATAGATATATAAACATATTATATAATGGGTGGGAGATTAAATATAATATTATTATAATAAGTTATATTTTCTTTATTTGATAAGTAATTTTTTATTATTGATGTAAACCTCTTATATTTATATTAAATTTCATTTTTTACTATTCTTTCATTTACGCTTGCTAAAAAATTATTAATAGCTATATAATTTGGTCTATCTGGTAGGCTTGTATTTTGTTTTGCATATTCTAATTGCTTTTCATAATTATTTATCATTTCATAAAATTCAAGTATAGATTGTTTATTTTTAAGATACTTACCATTACGAATTTCCATAAGTAAATTATGTTCTTTTTCTCTATATGTTATAATTTTTTCTTTTTCAAGAATATCAAGACACATTATATATAATCTAATTAAATGCATCATATGTTTTCCAAGTTTATCATATTTAACTACATTTTCATTTCTATTTAATTTATTTTCTAATCTACGGAGTTGTTGATTTGCATATCCACCAAATGAATAAACAACCTTTTTTGATAAGAACAGATGTTTATTATCAAGCAATTCTTTCCCAACTGGATGTATATAAAAATAATACTCTGGTTTGTTGCCAAGCATTTCAATTATATTGGGATTTGCATTGATTAATAATGATATTAATTTATTAAACGCATAAATTGTTGTATCCGTTTTTTTATCTATGAATTGTTCAAAGTTTTCATTAGTAAGAATTTGCATTTTACTATTTAAGGTACATCCACGAATATCTATATCACTATTTTCATTGTTTGTACCATAGGCATAACTTCCACCAAGAGTTAAGATAATGATATTATTACCTAAATTCTTATCTTTCCTTAAAAAGTCATATTCATCTGATTTTAATTGTTTTTTGATTTGTTCAATATTCATTATTTTAATCTCCTTTCGTTAAAAATATTGTTTTAATTTCTTTTTATAATTGTATTGAAAAAATCACAATTATATTATAATATAATATATTATTAATGTCAATATTTAATACAAAAATTATCTTTTGTCTAAATAAAAAATTTTTATAATTCATACAATTATATAGTATGAAAACGATTTATACATACTATTTTTCCTTTATAACTTCCTGACTTTATTAAATAACATTGTGGTTGAGAAATATCAACATCTTTTGCTACTAATATTTCATCATTAAATTTTTGAATATCAGCACCAACTGTTCTTCCTATATTTGTATTGTGAACTATACGTCCAATCGGTTCTTTCCAACTCATTAATATTACCTCCTAAAATTATAATATTATATAATAGTATATATAAAAACATATATTTATTATTAATTTAATAAAAATTAAGATTTTTTAATATTATTTGCTTATAATTTATTATAATTAAAAAGATAGAAAATTAATTTTCTATCTTTTTAATGTTTTATAGGTTATTAAATAATTCTTTCATTTCATTACCTTTACCACAGCTCATATAACCCTCTTTACACACGTCAGAAACGCACATAGGGCACAATAATTTGTACAAGGTAGGACAAATAGGTTTAATTAATTTAATCATTTCTAAAGCCATTTGACGTATTTCCCATTGCGCTCTATTACAAGTGCGTTCTTTACAAAAATTAATTAATGTTCTAAAATTCATTGTTACGATTATTTTTGTTTCAGTTGCATTGGGTAAAATATATCTTACATCTTCAATAATAGATTTTTCATAATGCGAATATAATTTTATATTATCTTTTTTAAAGTTATCTATTACTGATAATACATTTATTTTTTTATCATTAAATAACTCATTATATTTAGACCATTGTTTAATATTTTCTGTATTTTTTATTTTTTCAAACATTAATATATTAAACATATTGTTATATTGTTCTTGTATATGTTCCATTAAATCATTGTATATATGTTTAGTAAAGTAATTGTCTTGTATTTGTTGTGGTATAATATAATTAAATTGTTTTTCATTAATATATCTTTGAGACTTTTGTGAATAACTGGCAATTCTATGCCTAACTAATTGATGCGTTAAACTTCTACTAACACCTTCTATTCCAAAAGTAAATGATATGTGTTCTAAAGGAGATTCATGATGTAATGTCAATAACTTATTAATAAATTTTTCTACTTTATCAGGGGTTTGATTGTTATATAATTCTTGTATGTTAGAATTACTGTAACATAATTTTGCAGCAGAGGCAATTAGTTTTTCTGGTTCAGGGGTATGATTTAATAACATTATGTTTAATTTACTAATATTTTTATTACAAGTACAATTTTTACATTTATTACAATTCATATTTGGTTCTTCCTTTCATTTTAAATTAATTAATTCGTTAAAGTCTTTATATTCATATAATGTCATATATTTATTAGAATTTTCTTCATAATAATCAATATGGGTCTCTTGAATAATTAAAGTGTTATAATATGAAAAACTAATTTCAACTAATTTTAATTTATTATTTTCTAATTCTATCTTTATTTCAGGCTGATATTTAAGTAAATCAACCAAATTGTTATTATATTTATACATTTTTTTAACTTTATCTATTATTAAAAGAATTTTTTTCTCTAAAGAAATTTCTTGCTCCATATTGTCTCACCTTCTTATAAATTTATTATTTCTTTTTATTATATATAATAAAAAGGAGCATTTTTTAATAATGAATTTAAAAAAAATATTAAACATCGGTATTGATATAGATGGATGTTTAAACAATCATCATAAAAACTTATACAATTATATTATAAATAATTATAACATAAAAATAGATTTATTTCAATATGATAATATTCAATTATTATTAGATAAAATAGGATTAAAAAATTTAACAGAACTATATAAAAACATTCCAACAAAAATAGATATTCCCGAATTTTTATCTTCTTATTTTGTTAATAAACTATATAACAAACATAATGTATATATACTTACTGCTCGTTCTTATGCTGGAGCAAATGAAACAGTACAATGGCTAAATAAATATAATTTTAATTATAAAGATATATTTTTTAAATGTGGTAATAAAGTAGATATATGCTATTATAAAAATATAGATTATATGATAGATGATAGTCCTTATAATATTTATTATTTAATAAAAAATAATATTAATACAATTGTTTTTTCTCGTCCATATAATAAAAAATTTTGCAGTGATAAATTTTATGATAATATTTATATAGCTAAAAATTGGATAGAAATATATAATTATATAAATTCATTAAAATAGATGTTAAAATTAAAAAAGAATAATATAATAAGTTATATTATTCTTTTTTATAAATATAATGTATTTATGCAGGAATATAGTTATTACGAACATATCTTTTTGCACCATTAAGTGTTTTACAGGTTGCAACTAATTTTATGCCAAATTCATCTTCTATGTCTTTTATTTCAACATCATATTTACCATTATAATTTAAAGTTATCCATATAAAAGGTTCTGTTGTGGATTTAGTACACCAACAGCAAGGTGTACCGTCCTCACATTGCATTTCAGTTACTTCTTCATATTTAAATTTTTTTCTACTCATAATAAATCGCTCCTTTTGTATTTGGTTTATCTTAAATTGTATTATATCAAATATTTAACACTTTGTCAATTATTTTTTAAAAAAATTTAAATATAAAATAATTATTTATTAATTTATTATATGTTAATAGGTTAATGAGTTTTTCTAAAAAAAAAGAGAAGTAAATTACCTCTCCTTTTTTTATGTTTTTTTGTATTAATTGTTTTTACTGATTATTAGTTACTTCAGTTATTTTTGAAACACTTACTTCATATGCTGTTTTTACAACAATTTCATTTTCAGATATTTTTTTGTTATATTCTCTGCTTTGAAATCTGCCTGAAACAATAATATTGCTACCTACGGTTAAATCTTTGGCAAAAATAGCATTTCTACCCCAACAAATAGATGGTATATAATCTGATTTTTTGTAATTTCTATTTACGGCAAGTAAAACATCAGTAATTTGTCTGCCTCTTAAAGTTGTACGATAAACAGGTTCTTTACAGATATAACCGTTTAATTCAATGACATTTTTGTCATGAAGTGAATCGTCTACGAATTCAATGTCTTTAACAAATACCGTAAGTATAAGTTTAATCTTATTTTCATTAAGATTAAACGAACGTAATTGCCCAATGATTTTTACTTTTTGATTAACTTCTATTGTATTAACATCAATTAAACGTTCAGGAATTAACACAGGTAAACAGTCATATGTACCACTTAAACGTTTAGTATTAACAATACAAGAAAAAAACTTTTCTCCAAATGATTCATGATCAAATGTAGGTTTACTATTGACAGTTCCAATAATTTCAATTTTATTTGTGTTTTCCATATTGTTTTTCCCTTTCTTATATTAAGAGTTAATATCGTCTAAATCATCCCAGCTAGTATCATCACCTAAGTCAAAATCATCATCATCATCTTGTGCTAAATCAGCAATAGAATCAGCAAATATAGTTAATGGCATAGCTAAAATTTCTTCTTCTGTTTTAATTTTATTTAATTCTACTATTGTAGGTGCGTTTTTTACTAGTTCTTCTTCTTCTGGTGTTAAAGGATATTTTGATGGAACAGGCATAACACTATATTTTGTATCACGTCCTGAACCTTCTTTTTTAATTTTTATATCATATTGAGTAGGATCTCCATAATCAGAATCAACAGCATAATCTTTTATTGATTTAATTATTTGCTTTCCACACTCTAATACTTTAATTTTACCATCTTTACGGTCAATAACTTGAATTTGATATCTTGTTTGTGGTGTATGTCCCTCTCCCTTTTTACATATAGGACATTTAACACCTAAACAAATAATTTTTCTTTTTCCACCGTTAATATCGTTTTCCCAATGAATATCCATTTGAGACGGGGAGCTAACAATTCTCATTTGATTTGTACCTTGCTCCAATCTTAAAAAGTCCATTTGTTGATTACTGTTTGACGGAATATCATTCCAGTTCATATTAAATTTTGAATCCATTTTTGATTACCTCCAATGATAAATTTTGGTCTATTCAATAGACAATTGATGTAATTACAATTACATATATTATATATAATAAAGTAAAAACTTTATTAACTATTTTTAAAATTTTTTTATAAAAATTTTTTAAATTATTTATTATTTAATTAACTTACCATTTCATTTCTTGTATTGGTTCTTTTTTTATTTCTTCTGCTTCACTTTCAAAGTTGTTAAAACTATTACTTTTTAAATTATGTTTATATTCTCCTAATTGTACTTGTAAAGCTAATATAGAACCTGCTCGTGAAAATGTATCAAATGTAGCTTTCATATTATTTAATATTTGTTCTACTTCTTTTAAAAAAGAATCAATATTTTCATATTGTAATAGTTGCATTGGATATTTTAATGTTGCCTCTCCTCTTCGTTTATCTACAGAGGATGCTTTACTAATTAAATTATTTGCATCTAATAACATTTCCAAACATCTTTTTCTTATTTTTGTCTCTTTCATTACATCTATATATATTTCTGATAATCTATCTCTATATCCTTGACTTAATGATAAGCCTTTATTAATATCAAAAGTTGTTGGGTTTTCAGGAACATTTACAATCATTTGTTGCATTTCCGCTCTTAATTCATTTTTATTTAAAATAGGTAATGATTGTAAAATGTTATTAACTAATTTTTCTAATTCTTTTATTGAAATATTATTGACTTTCATTTCGTCAATAATTTCTTCATAATCAGTATCAGGTATTTGTTTAAAATTACTCATTAAGTTCACCACCATTATAAAATACTTGTATCTTGTTTTTAGTGTTAATATATTATAACTGATTTTTATATAAAAATCAATATATAATTTTAATTATTTTTTAGCAGATAAAATAGCTTTATATTATTAATAATATCTTGTTCATTTTGATTTAAAAAACTAAAATCATAGTGAACAACAAAATATTCGTTACTTTTCATTCTTAAATTATGTATTAATTGAGTTGTATATTTGGTATATAAATTTTCATTACTTCGTAATTCATTAATAGTAATTTTCATTAATATATAAAAATTATTCGTATCTCGTTTAAATAAATCAAAGACTTTATCTATTTCCATTAATAAATCATTATTCAAATTATTTTTTTCTTTGTCTGTCAGAATACAATAATATTTACATACAAAAGTAAATATAAAATAAGCACTACTTTTATATTTAATAAATTTTTTATTAAAACAATTAAGAATACAATGTAATATTATAATATTATAAATTGGTTTATTTAAAAACGAACGTTTAAACCAATATATTAATCGTTGACTATCATTACATTTATCTAATAACGCAAATAAATACAAATTAAAACATTTATATTTATTAAGCAATTTAAACATTGAATATTTTTTTAAAGAAATTAATTCATTAAAAGTTAAATTTTTAAAAACACTTTCTATTATATTGTAACATGAATATTTTACAATTCTTTTTAAAAATAAATTTAAAAATTTTTTATAAAAAAATAAATTATAATAATGTTCTAACAATATATTTTGTATATCATCATTTAATTTATAAAAATTTTCAACACAAAAATCTAAATCATATAATGTTTCTTTTGAAATTGATTTAAAATAATCTATTTGTTCTTCTATGGAAAGTTTTATTACTTTGTTTAATGTCATATTGTTCACCTATTATTTATTCTTATATTAAAGATATTGTTGACATATTTCTTTTCCTAATTTAATTCTTTCTTTCCCTCTATCCTTATTGTTATAATATATTTCAATATTTTTTTCAATAGATAATTCGTTAGTAATATTACTATTACGATTATAACGCTTTGAAGTGTAATTTTTTTGTATATCTAATACATACTTAGGTGAATATTTATTTAATTCCATATATATTGCTTTATCATCTAAAATTTGTTGTAAGTTTAATTTTACAATTAATCTAAAAATGGAATTTTTTATTTTTAATTGACTTAATTGTATTTGTTTTATGATATATTCATTATAATCTAATTCATTTTCAATATCAAGTTTTAATGTAAAAAATTTTTCTGCATTATTTTCTATAAAATTATATTTTACTGTATTATTAATATCTAAGATTACAAAACCTTTATTTTGTTTTTCTTCTGTAAAATCTATTCTATCAGGTGAGCCAGTGTAAAAAATTAAAGGCTCTATATTGATAACTTGATATTTATGTAAATGTCCTAGTATGACTGCTTTAACATTAGGTTTGTTGAAAATATCTTTGTCAATATATTCTTCTTTATCCTCTATTAACCAATCATTTAATAACGCTCCTCTTATGGTTAAATGTCCTATAAATATTGTAGGTAATGTATAATCAATATTATTAATTAAATCTATTAATTCTTCTTTTGTTGTATATGTTGGTAACATAATAAATTGATACGCCCTGCCATCTTTAGATTTATATATATGTTTATTAAAAAATTTACTATGAATAATATTAGGTATACTAAAAGTATCATAAGTTTTCATAGCGGATTTAGAAGTTGATAATTTACTAACATCATGATTGCCGTCTATAATAAATGTATGAATGTTGTTATCAGACAATCTTTTAAATCTTTTATTAACTTCATCTTGAATAGTAGGAGAGGGTAAATTATTTTTATATAAATCTCCTGCAAATGCAAATACTTCAATATTATTATTAAGAATATAATCTATCATTTCATCAAAAATAGATAAACTATGTAATATTCTATTATTTAATCCTGTTGTAGAATCAATTGTACTATATGCTTGTTGTCCGATATGAATATCGGCAGTACATAAAATTTTCATTTTATAAATTCTCCTTTTTGTTGTTTTTTAAAACTTTTTTATTTTAATATTATTAAATTCATAAATATTTATTAACATACATATTGCTCATTTAATATATATAAGTTATATTATAATTATATATCATAATTATAATATTTGTAAAGATAAAAAGAGTGGTTATTATTTATACCCTTGCTTGATTGACTTTTATGAAAATTTTAAACAATATTGACAATATTTAAAATGTGTAATATAATCCTAATTAAAAAATATAAAATAAAGGAAGATGATTAAAATGAAAAAAATATATGTTATAATGAGAGAAAGTTTTTATGATGATTATATATACAATATATATTCATCAAGAGAAAAAACATTAAAAAAAAGAATTTAGTTTAGAAGATATAAGGATTGACGAATGAGAAGTATAGTAAAGAGAGGGTAGTTAATTTATAATTAAAACAGTTGTTGATAATCAAATAAACTTTTAAAAGTATAAAAAGAAGTGGTATACAATTCCGCTCTTTTTTAATTTATATAATAATAAGAACATTAAATCAATAATGTTCTTATTATCTAAATAAAAAAATAAATATGTTCAAGAACTTCTAATTATAATATATTAAGTTATTTTATTCATTTTTAACTTTTTTATATAGTAGGTACGACAGCAACAAACCAAGAAATAAATATTTGTAGTAGATGTATCAATTGGTCTTGTATTAAATTAAATATTCCTTTATTCGCTTTTAAATCATCTACAATAAAATGTATAACAATATTTAATATAAATAATATTAACAATACATTATTAAACATATAATTATAATAATAATATAATGGTAACATAACCATAAAGCTCCAACTAAAACTATGAAAAAACAATGCTATTAAATAATCTTTTTTATATATTTTTTTGGGTAGTTTTCTTGCCACCATTTTTTTTGTTTAAATAATGCTAATTTACCTTGTAAATAGTAATCATCTACTATGTGTAAAAATATCATAACGATTAACAAAAAAATATATTGTATAAACATTTTAACTCAACTCCTTTGATTGATTTTTATTTAGTATAGCATATATTTTTAATTTTATCAACATTAAAAGACCACTTATAAAAAAGTGGTCTTTTAAAAACTATAATTTTATTTCAGCCAATTTATTAATATTAAATCGCCCAAACTTTTTAATACCTACTGATTTAATTATATTATATTGTTTTATGATATTTTCATATTGTTTATATTGATTTTCCCATAAAGACATTGTAATTGTATCAACAGGTGTAATTAAGGTTATTAAATAATATTTTTTATTATTTTTTGTTAATTTTTCTTCTATATCATTAATAATTCCACAAACCATAAATAACGTTTCTTCCATATCATTAAATGTTGATGTAGGATTTTTAGGATCATATATCTTATTGATATATTTAATACAAGGATGTTCTATAAATGAATATCCTACAATTTTCATTTCATCAATATAACTTTTTATTATATTAGGTTTAACATTTAATAATTGATTTTCACAATAAACTAATGCTTTTTCAAATATAGATAATTTATTATTTTGTTCAGGTATAGTAAATGCCGATTTTGCCGTTTTACGAGTTTTATATTTTTTCTTATCGTTTTCTGTTAATGTTATATCTATAATATTTAATTTATCCTCTGGAACAATAATCGTATTATCCTTTTCAATAAATAATTGTAAAGAATTTAATATTTTACCTTTTATCATATCAACAGGTATAGCATACTTAGGTATAGTTTTTGTTTTAGATGTTTCGTTAAGCACATCAAAAAATAATTTTAATTGTTCATTATTAAGATACACTATATTAGTGTTTGTCAATGAAGTAGATATATTATTTATTTCTATGCCTAATCCACTAAAAGCACTCGCTTTAGATAAAACTTCAATTACTTTTTTATTTACTGCTGATGTTTTTATTTCAAAAAAATGATTTAAAGTTTTAAAAGGTTGTTTTTCTTCTATACATTGAACAGCGGCAGGGCCTACTCCTTTTATTGCTTTTAATCCTATTCGTATTGAATTAGTATTTTTATCTTCTATAGTACATAAGTATTTTGATTTATTTATATTAGGTGGATTAATTGTTATACCTCTATTTTTAGCCTCTTGAATAAATAAAGCAAATTCACTATCCTTACAAGAGTTTAACATTACAGTATAAAATATTAATGGATAATTTATTTTCATCCAAGCTGTCCAATATGAAATTATAGAATAACATACAGCGTGACTATTACAAGTTAATATACCATTATTTATAATAAAATTATGATAAGGATTTTGCATTGTAATATCATATACATTTTCTTTTGGTTGAATGGTTATTCTTAATATTTTTTCTTTTTTAAAAATATTGTTTTTAAAATCATAAACAAATAAATAATCTCCTTTGTTTATTTTATCTAATGTTAATTCTTGAATATTACCATATTTATATATGGGGAATTTATGATTTTTAGTCGCTTTTATGGTTTTAAATGATTCTAAAACAATTTCAAAAGTATGTTCAAATCCACTATATTGTATGTCTTTTATTGTATTTTTATATGGTTGTTGTTCATTGTCCATACTAATAGTTTTAATGTTTAAAGGATTTTTTAACAAAATATTTTTTTTATATTTTTGATATTTATTATATAAGGTTTTAATATCATCTGAATAACCGTAAATATATTCTGAACCACTTAAACATTTATTAAAACCATAGCCTGAATTTTCAATAATCAATTTTCTGACACTATTAGCTATTTCTTTAGAAAAACCTAATTGTGTAGCCTTTTCAACAACATTATTATTGAAATCATCTACTATTTTTTTGTTTTTACCTTTATTAGGCTTTTCTAATGCTCGTCTATATATATCAGCTTGACCAAAAGAAATACCCATTAATTCAGAAATAAGCTGCATAATTTGTTCTTGATATACAATACTACCAAATGTTTTCTTTAAATATTTATCTAATTTAGGATGTATTTTTTTTGTATTTTTATAATTCTGTTTGCCTGCAATATATTCTGGCAAACCAGACGCTCCTGGTCGAATAAAAGCATTAGCCGCTGCTAATTCTTCTATGTTATTTGGTTTTATTTTTGTAACAACATCTATTCCAAGAGGTGAGGCAAATTGAAATACTCCTAACGTTTTGCCACTACTTATCAGTTCCCAAGTTTTTTTATCATTTAACGGTATTGATTCTTCTGTTAATTCCATATTATAGTGTAGATTTATCATATTTACCATTGTTTTTATATCAGAAATATTACTAAGACGAAGAATATCATATTTAACAATTCCTATGTCTTCACATTGTTGTTTTTCAAATGAAGATAAATACATTTCTTCAGTTCCAACTTCTTCTTTCGCTCTTATAACAGGTGTTAAATCTGTTATTTCTTGTGGTACAATGCCTATACCAGCAGGGTGTTGTGAATTTGATTTTGGTATACCCTCTAATTTAATAGCGTGTTCTTTAATAACAGGATATTTATCAAAAAACCATTTATATTGAGGATGTTCAATTAAGTCTTTAATATGAACAGGTTTACCATCAAGAACATCTGGTATTGTTTTTGTAAAATTATTAACTTCTACAAAATCTATTTCTAATGCCCTTGCTAAATCTTTTATAATAGCTTTAGTTTGTAATCTTTGAAATGTAATAATATTACAACAATGTTCTTTCCCATATTTTTTATTTAAATAATCAAATACTTTATATCCATTATTAATACAAAAATCTGCATCAACATCTGGCAAATGCCCACGATCAGGATTTAAAAATCTTTCAAATAATAAATCATATTCAAGAGGATCAACTTTTGTTATATTAGTAGTATAACAAACTAATGAACCTGCTCCTGAATTATGAACAATTAAATTATCAATATTATACGAATGACTTTCTTCTACAGTTAAATCGTAAACATAACCGTCATAATTTTCATATTCTTTTTTCTTTATTTTTGTAAATTTCAAATTTTATCCCTCCCTAGTTATTTGGCTATTTATTTTATTATACATAACATTTAAAGTTTTTTCAATATAAATTTAATTATTGACTCCGTTTTAAAATTATATTATAATATAACTAAAAAATATATTTATAAAGGAAGATTGCGTATGGCAACAACAAGAGCATTTGCTAAAATCCATATAGATTTATGGGCAAGTAAATTATTAAGTATAGCTGAAAAAACTATATTAGTAACGCTTAAAACATTTTGTAATTCAAATAATACCTGTTTCCCTTCTGTAAAAGCAATTGCTGAAAGAGCTAATTGTTGTACAAGGAAGGTTCGATATGTCTTAAAATCATTAAAAGATAAAAGTATAATTAAGATTGAGAATAGATTTCGTAAAGATGGTAGTCAAACGAGTAATTATTATACTATTTATGATTTTGAAGAATTATGGAAAGCTAAAGATATAAATGAAGCAAAAGAACTTATTAAAAACTTTGAAAATAAGACATTAGATGATAAATCTTTAGAAGAAATTTACATAAAAAAAGAGGTTAATAATTCTTTTATGAAAAAGAAAAATCAACCTCAAAACATAAAATATGAAAGTAATGTTCATAATTATAATAACACAACTAATAATAAAAGTCAAGAAAAAAATGAAAAATATTCCTTAGACTTTTTAAAAAATTTATATGATTATAATATGGTATTTAATATTAATCCTAAGTTAAGTGAAAATGATATAAATTATATTCTTGACATTATTTATGATACTGTAAACTCACAAAAACATAATATTAATATTAATGGCTCTGCTACTCCCATAGATATAATAATTAGTAGATTGTTAAAATTAAATTGTGATGATATTATTTATGTTATAGAAAAATATAATGAACAAACTACTAAAATACATAATCCAAGAGCATATATTTTAACTGTATTGTATAATGCAAAACAACAATATTATTTTGATATTCAAAATCAAATTAATTATGATTATGCAAATACTGATTGGACTGAATATTGGAATAATAAAAAATAAATTTTGTTTTCTTTAGTATTTAGGCTGTTGAAAAAATAATTACTTTCAACGGTCTATTTGTGATTCAATTTTAAAGTTTATAATAATTTTATTTTTCCATATAAGCATAAAATAACATATTATATAATTATAATTTAAATATTTTTATAAAATTATTTATCAAAATAACACACTCCCCTATGCAATATTTTATAATAGTGTTTGAAAAAAGGTATAATCCTTTAACTATATTTATTTATATAAATTTATTTTAATTATATGTTTAATATCTTATCTATCTTAAATAAGATATTCTTTAATCATAAAAATTATGATTGATTGGATATGATAATACTTAATAAAATTTTATACGAATTTATTATTAATAGATAAATAATAAAGTAATCGTTAAATATAGCTTTAATTTTAAAGAAATTAATGATATAATATATATAATATAGGAGAATAAAAATATCTATAAAAATTTTTTAAAATAGATTAACTTTAGGAATGTATGTGTTGTCTATTTTATAACCTTAATATATTGTTACATTATTTATATTATAAAACGATTTTAACAAAATTGTAGGCTTATTATATTAAAACTTATAATATAAACATATTTTAAAACCTTTTTATTGCCGTTTTAAAAGCACTTTTAATTTAATATGTATTTTTATATGCCTTATGTATAAAAACACTTTATAAGGGCATTTAAACTGAATATAAATAGATTTAAAAGGATTTGGTGTTTATGGAGAAAACTATAATAATAACATTAGGAATAAAAACAAAAAAATATGATACAATTCAACATTCTTTTAATGTATATATAAAATATATATTAAATACATTAAAAGAATATATTGTAAAATATTCATTATCAAGAAATAATATAGTTGATAATATATTTGGTATACAAATAACTTTTGATAATATAGATTTAATAACAATACAAAATACTATAATGGCATTAACTGAAATATTTTTATTTCAGCAGTGTGAATATAAAATACTTTCAATAAAGGTACAAAACAATTTATCATTAAATAATAAATCAAAATATATAAAATTAAAATCTAAAAAGCGAACAATAACAATATTAAATAAAAGTAATTAGAATTAATATATAATATAAAAAAAGAAGATAATTAATATATCTTCTTTTTTTATTGAAATTATTTATATTTTATAATATTAATTATTATCTACTTGTGGCACATTTTTATATATTTTCCTATCATTCATTAAAAATTGACGATTACTAAATTCGTTATCATTTATTTCACTTAATATATTATTGAACATATCAATATGAGTACTATTATAATCTAATTGAAATAAAATTTGTGCTTCAATAATCATTGGGTACTTATTTGAACCCCATTCAGGTCTACCATGATGTGATATTATACAATGTGTAAGCAATACAATATCATTGTCAAAAATATCTATATTTAATTTGTTACAGGCTTGTGATATTTGTTGAACACAAATTATGATATGTCCCAATAATTCTCCTATATAAGAATATTTTTCAATAATACCATACTCATTGCTTTCTAATTCTTCTATTTTGCCTATATCATGCAATAATATTGCTGTATATAACAAATCAGTATTTACATTTTTATATAACCCTGTTTTATCATTGTCTATTAATAATTTAGCTTCATTTAACATTTGATAAGTATGTTCTAATAACCCCATATTTTTATTATGATGATATTTAGTTGAGGCACCTTGAATATAGAATGCATCAATCAATAATTCATTAATAATTTTTTTATACTTATCATTATTAAGAGAATTAATGATATTGTCAAAAAAATTCTGTACATCATTAATATTTAAATTAGAAGATGGCATATAATCACTTAATACAATATTATCTTCGGGAATTTCTTTATAATTACTTAATATTATTTGTTTTATTCCATTGTATTCATTAATTATACCCTTAATTCTCATAAATTTTATGTTTTTTAATTTGTTATATTGTTCTTGTGTCGCTTCCCATTTCTTAAAATTTATGTCTAAGTTATTATTAATACCGTTTCCTTCAATATATAATTTATTATTTTTTGCCATCTTTATTTCTAATCGCTTAATAAATAAATCTACAACTACCTCGTCTGTATTATTTACATCATTAATATTAAATGTTTTCATAAGTAATCGCTCCTTTTTTTTATTATAAACTATATGTCTAAATTTGTAAATAGTTTTATACAATAGGATATCTTTTTAAAAATTTATTTGTATCAATCTGCCCACAAGGTTTTATTTTGTGTTCTTTGAAAAAAATTTGCATATACTTAATATAAAAATTTATATATTTACAAATTTTATTACAATTACGGCTATTAATATCTATTATTAAATAAGGGCATTTATTATCTATATATCTATTTATATCATTATCATCTTTTAAAATAATTAAAAGATAATCAGTAGATATTGATATATTAAATGGATAATCCAATATTACATCTTTAGTATTTTTTATATTAAAAATAAATTTATCATATTCATTTTTATTATTGATTGATATAAAATCATACTTAAATTCATATGCAATATTCTTACCAATTGTTTGAATATATTGTTTGTTACTTCCAAGTAAATGGATTAACAAATATCCCACTCCTTTTGTATAAATATTTTTTATGTTAAATTATTTTTCACCTTTTTATGTAACTTTTTTGTACAATATTTTTTAATTTTCATATGTTTACAAATATAAGTAACTTCATTATTATTTATAAATTTTAAAAATTCAAGATTTTTTATTTTTTGCCTTTAATAATTTAGGATTATTATAAATATTTCCAATAATCTCACATCTATATGATACTATGTTTTTATACATTTTTGTTTTTTCATATTTCTTTGTAATTTCTCCATCTATTTCTACATGATGATATGGATTCTTTATACAAAATCCTTTGGAAGGAACAAATATCGTTTCTCCTACATCATAACCATAAATATCTACATAATCATCTTTCTTAATTGTTGTTTCAAAAGTTTTTTTAACAATATCGCCCTTAAAAATCTTCTTACCTTTTTTATCTAATAAGCCTGTATATTATCCAATAGTTTTTTGATTAACTTCAATGTCATTAATGTAATTTGAAGTACATGCTATTTTCTCTATTATAAAATCTGCAAGTTCATCAATAGTTTCATTAGTAAACTCTTCAAAATCATCAATAGTCACTGTTCCGACATCAAAAGCAGATTTAACTCTTGTAAGCCAATAAGCGTCTGTATCTTCTATACTAAAAAATTGATTAAGTATCTCAACCAATTCTTCTTTTGAAACAGCCAATTTATTTGGATAATAATAACCCTCAATCCATTTATTACTGTCTGTTCTTTTGCCTTTGAATAATATCTCTTTCATTTTTTATATTTCCTTTCTTTCTGGTAATTCTGCTATCTGCTCTGCCAACTTAGCAGCTTTTTTCCAATCTTCAGTTCTACACCATATAGCATATAAACCATTTCCATCATGATGTGTTTTATTATAGCACATTTGATAATCAGTTTCGTTGCCCCAATCTATTGGGCAAGAAAAACAAGAAAGTTGACTACAATATTTACAATTGTCAAAACAAAATATATTGTATTTTAACCATTTCTTAATACTACATATTAACCTTTTAAATTTCTTATTAACTGATTTATGATAACCATACTCACAACAAAAAGAATTATTTAAAACACTATAAGGAAAATACTTTTTAAAATATTCCTCTATAGCAACAACCCTTTTTTGTTTATTTGTTTCTTTAGCTATCCGCTGCCACATTTTACGGTGTTCAATTATGGCTTGTTCTTTTGTAATTTTCATTTTTTGTTATCTCCCTTATTAGTTTCTTAATAATTTATATCATTTTTATTTACATTTTTTCAGGTAATTTTGATATTATTTCAGCTAATTCAGCAGCCTCTTTCCAATTTTCAGCAGTTTCCCATAATTTATATAGTCCTTTATTGTCTCCGCTAAATTGTTGATTTATGCACTTAAAGCTATTGCATTCACTAAACCATTCAATGGGGCAAAACTCACATATATTATGTAATGTAGGTGCTTGTAAAATAGCATATATACAACAAGAACGATCGTTTAAAAATTTTTCTTTAAAAAATTTATTATTATATTTTTCTTTTTGTTTAATCGTTTTTTTAGATATTTTGTACCATTTCTTTCTGAAATTTTTTATAACTCGTTTTTTTGTTAATTTTCTCATTTATAACTCCCTTTAATAATTTTATTGTAACTTGTAATATTTTTTACTATATTTTATTTTTTATATGTATAAATCTATTTTTATAAAATCTGAAATTATTTTATTCTTCTTTGTTTATCTTCTTCAATAATTTTAATTAAACAATCTCTTTCAAAGGAAGCTGTTTCATCATCTAAAGGTGATAGATAATTTTCAACTAAAAATTGTATAATTGAATGAGTATTATAACTACCACCATCAAAAAATCCTGTTATATCAAGATTATCTCCTGCATCTATTGCCACACCGATAATACAAGCATTATTTTCACCACTTATACCTTTTGCTATAAGATTTGTTAATTCCTTAAAATTCATTTTCTAACTCTCCTTTGGAATCCATTATATAAAATGTTTTAAATGTAATTTATATTATAAATTAAAATATAATAAAAGTCAATAAATAAAATAATAATAAATTATTTTTGGTTAAATAAAAAAAAGAGGGAAATTAATCCCTCTAAACATTAATGTGTATTTTTATATAATTGGGTAAATTGCTGACGATATAATGATAACGGAGAGGTTTTAAAATATGGTTTATTACGTTCACTTGCACGCTTTCTAAAAACATATCCAGCAATAATAGAATATGGTATAATATTGTCTTTTGATTTAATGTTTTTAAACCCATTTTCTATTTCTTCAAATTCTTTTTTATAATTTAAATAAACCGCTTTTAAAAAATCTTCAACACTATTTTCATTACAACGTAATAATGTATTTTCTTTTTTACTTAATATACATTTGTATGTTATGTCCAGTATTTCTTTGTATACGTTAAATGTATTTATCCCTCTTGCATATTTAATTATAAAATTTTTACATTGTTGTGCTTTGTTTTGCAATTCCAATATGTTTTCTGAATTATCATTAGAGATTATTTTATTATAATATAACTCATAATTTTCAATACTTGAATATAACTTATTTAATATTATAGATTGAGCAACATTAATTAATTTCATTTTTTTTTCTTTTTTACTATTTTTTTCTTGTTGTTTTTCTAATCCTTGTTTTTTATCTTGATTATATTTTTCAATGTCAATCATATTATTTTCTCCTTATTATAAATAATTTTGTATTTCTTTTAAATTGTATATTTTATAGTTAGATGTCATTTGTCCAATAACTTCTTGTTCGTCACTTACTAATTGCCCCATGCATTCTCCAAAATCTTTTACAAATTCATCATAATCAATATCATAAGCATTATTTTTTAATTCTTCCCAAAACATTGCTACATCTATACCGTCATTAATTGTAATAATTAATCTACAAGGTACATCTATAACAACTTCATTATTTTTATTATTCCTATCTATATATAATTTACCACTATCTAATGTTGAGTTATCAACATACGATTTATCTTTTGTACAACAAGCAACTCCTGTTGGAATTATGACTTGTTTAATAGCATTTTCTATGTCTGATAGGTTATCTATATCATAATTATTACTTTCTATTATTTGATTAATTTCTATAGACTTTAGCCCTATAAACCTATAAAAATCTCCACTAACAACACACTTAGGCAAATACATTTTAACTGTATTTATATCATATTCACTCCAATTGTCAAACTTGTTTGTACTTTGATGTAGTTTCATTGTTTCTCCTAATTCTTTCATTAAAGTAAAGTCAGGTTCCGATGCTTTAGACAATTTAATACATTTGTTAATTTTATTTAATAAAATAGTTTGTGCTATGGAATATAGTTTATAGTTTATACCATTTAATCGCTTATTATGTATTTTATGATATATTTGTTTATTATAAAACTCATTACAATTAATAATAGTATCTGATATGTTTTTCTTATTTAACATATTATATAATATTGTCCTCCTTTTAATTTTATGTCAATTATTTTATTTATTTTATTTTTAAAATATACTTTTGCATACTATCTCTGTTTTCTTTATTGTTTAATATAATAAATTGATTGTACTTTTTATATCTTAATAAGATAACTTATCATTTAATAATAAATTAATTAAACGCTCACCATCAATATACAGTTTATATTTATTAAGATGTTCAATAAATATTATATTAATGTTGTAATTATATTTTTTTAAAATTGTTTTGTTTTTAATTTCATTAATAAAATTATTTTTATAAAAATATAAATTATATATATTGATTGCATTAAATTTGTTTAAAATAATATTTAATTTATCATCTATAATCTTTGACATTCCTTTTATATTATTACCACCAATTAAAAGTTTATTTTCATTTCCATATTTATCAGGTATTAATAAATTTTTTATATTTATTTTATCCTCAAAAAATAATGTATATAAATTCATTTTTCTGTTATTTGCTTCGTTTTTATATGTTATATTAGTAAATTATATCATATATTTATAAAAAAGTAAATGTTTTTTTAAATTATTTAAAAAATTAAAAATCCTTAGTTTTTATATATATCAAACTAAGGATTTTATTATGTTTTTAATTAATCTCTATTATTTTGTTAATGCGTTCTTGTATTTTATTAATAGTGTCTTTATCATTTATAGCTATTGGTAAAACTAAAAATTTATATTCATTACCGTCAATAAATAAAGGATGTAAACTTGATTTTATTCTAAATACTGGTTTATCTGTATCTATTATTTTCATAACTTTCATAATATATTCAGGATTATAAGTCATATACATATCATCCATTATTACATCTTCTGCTTCTATTTTATCTAAACTTTCTCGTCCATCTGTTATAACATATGTAAATATTTCTTTATTTTTACAATAGAAAACAACAGGCTTTTTATTGTTTTTCAATAATTCACAATTATATTTCATAATATCTAACATATTTGTTTTGTCAGCAACAAAACTATATATGTTATCATTTGTAAATATATTGTTTAAATTAAGATAATTATAATTACTACTAAGTCTATGAACAATATATGTGAAATTTTTACCTTTGACTTTTATATATTTGTTATTTTGAGATATAATAATTTCATTATTTGATTTTTTTTCTAAAACCTTTTTAAATATTGATAAACAGTTTTTATCAAGCATAATATTTTGTTCTTCTGTAAAAATTTGTTCTTCTTTTAAGTTTCTAATTGCAATATAATGACTGTTAGTTGCTTCAACTCGTTTATCTTTTGTGTTAAAATGAACTGTTTGTAATTCTTTTCTTGTTTCGCTATTTAACGTAAATACAGAAAGATTAGAAAATGTTTCAAGCAACCAAGTTTCTGTTACTGATAAAATTTTAGTTTCCTCTGTATTCATTTTAGGTAAAGAAATAGATGCATCATTATAATTTGCAACATTAAGTTTTTTCTTGCCACAATGTATATTAACCAATTTATTTTTTGTTGTTGAAATATCTGTAAATTTAATATCATCATTATTCATTTTTGAAATAAGTTTTAAATCATTAATATTAATTACAACAATACCAGAAGATACATCAAAAATATTCTCGCTTATAATTTCAAGATAATCATTACCATTAGTACCTGATACTTTTAATATTCCATTTTCTGTAATTTGAAAAAATAAATTTGTATATCCATAACAAACAGCGTCTTTATTTATTATAGATATACTTCTATCAATTATAGATTTTAATTCTTTTGCATTGATTGTAAATTTTAACATAAAGTTATTTTCCTTTCAATTTTTAATATTAATTTATAAATTTTCAATTTCAGCTATATAATCACCCTCGTCTAATTCATCCATTGTATACCAATTTGGTTTTCTTATGCCATTTTCAAAATCTTCTTTTTTAATAGCATATATTTTGTGGTCTTTTGTCATTGATAAAATCTTATTGTTTTCTGTAGTAAGTTTTATTATTTCTTCATTACATTCATATTTATGAGTTTTTATTACTTTGTGTGGCTGCTCGTCATAACCTTTTACAACATCACCTACCTTAACTTTACTAATGTTTATTGTATTACCATTAACTAATCTTACTTTATTTATGGATGTTGCACATCCACGTCCTGGACCAACACCCATATGTTCTATTTGTTCAGCATAGTTAATATAATCGGCAACAATTAAAAAGTAAGATGGAAAACCCATTTTTTTAATAACATCTAATTCATAGTTTAATCTATCAACATATTTTTTTCTTTTTTCTTTGTTTGTTAAAATATCAGGTACTTTCTTTTTTAATCCTTCCATACATAAATGTTTTAAATAACTTATATCTGTTGATTTAAAATTTGAATCTTTTTGTTTTTGTTTTTCTACTTTTTTATTATATACCTTATCATTTGTTGGTGGTTCTATTTTAGGTAAATAATATTTACCAAATTCAAAAGTCAAATTGCATTGATTTGCTACATCAACTGTATTATGAATTGCTTCAAATATAGCATTTTGATCTAATTTTTCATGTCCATTTTCTTTAAAAGCATTTATTATATCATCATATGACATAACAAAAAAAGTATCTCCTGTAAATTTCCATCTATTAGGGTTATTTAATGTACTTTTAGATTGTAAACAAAGTAAAATTTCATGTGTTTTACTATCTTGTTTTTCTAAATAATGAGCATCTGATGTTGCTATTAATGGTATACCTAATTTTTTAGATATTTCTATTATGCCTTGATTAACTTTTATTTGTGATGGTTCCATAGTTGGTTGAATTTCTAAATAAAAATTTCCATTAAACAATTTATAGTAATGCTCTGTTTCTTTTATGGCTTCCTCTATATTATCATTAATAATACATTGAGGTATTCTACCAGCAATACAAGCAGAAGAGCCTATTAGATTTTCTGTACCTATTTCTCTTAATAAATTATCATCTATTCTTGGTCTATAATACATTCCTTTAACATTACCAATAGAACATATTTTAGATAATTGTTCATATCCTCTTTTGTTTTTTGCTAATAATAATAAATGTTCTCTTTTTTCTCCTTTATTTTTTATAGTATGGTCTTTTACAACATATGCTTCAAACCCTGCTATTGCTTTCTGTCCTTGCTCTTGTGCATATTTAAAATGATTAACAATAGAAAACATATTACCATGGTCTGTAATACAAGAAGCGGGCTGCCCTAACTTTATTGTTTTATCAACTAGTTTTTCTACATCTGTTAATCCATCTAACAATGAAAAAAAAGAATGAACATGTAAATTTACAAAACGGCTACTCATTAATATCTTCCTTTCTAAAGGTATTATTATATTTATACTATCTTTTCTATAGTAAATTATCTGTTAATTTGCTCATAAAGATTAACCCCTCAACAAACTTTTTATTGTTAGGGTATTTATAACAATAATTATCATTAAAATAAGTTAAAAATACTATTGTATAAAATTTTTTATTTTTTAACTTTTTAATATATTTATATTCCATTTTTTCATCAAATAATAGTTTAAATAAATTTAAAAAAGCAATAATATATATTCTTTTTTTGCCACAAAGTTGATTAAACAATAAAGAAATATCAATTTTATTTATTAACATTTGTAAACAGTCTTTATTATAATCTTTAATAATAAATTGTTCATTATGTGTTTTTTTACAATAACGAGAAAGCATATTATATAATAGTGTTGTATTTGTTTTTATATTATCTGTTATTAAGTCTGATTTACATAACAATATTAAAATATCATTAATATCATACTTATAAATAGGACTTGTACTATTGATTAAGTAATAAATTATATGTGTTTTTTTATATAAATTAAACTTATCAAAAATATTAAAAAAATCTTCTTTTGATATATAGCGTATAAGTACAGAAAATAATGAATTATCAATAAAATTTGTATTCAAATAATAATTCAACATATTATTAAATTTTAATTTATTATTTTCGTCAAAATACTTGTAAAATTGAAAAAGATAATAAAAGTTATTAACTGCAATGGCATATTTATTATTTGCAACAACAAAATTAACAATGTCTAAAACTGTTATATGATTTCTTTCAAACATTTCTTCATTATTAAAATTTATAATTTTTATATCAACTATATTTTCCAAAAAATAATATAAATCATCTTTATTTGTAAAATATGATAAAATATCAAAGGTATCATAATATAATAATGTCTTTGATGCAGTAATACCTATAAATAAATCTATATAAAATTTATTATGTGTTTTATTAAAATCAACTAACATATTTATTAAATCTAAATCCATTATTTTTATCCTACCATTCTAAAGTATTTTAATTATATTATAATACATATATTTAATTTAGTCAACAAGATATTATATAAGTACAATATATTTTTATAAATTTTAAATTTCAATTTAAGTTTTACCATATTATAAAATATAATATAATCAGATAATGTCTTGATTTTATTATATATGTTATAATCAAACAACAAAAATTTTACAAAGGTGGATTGTTTATGACAGTTTTTGTAGAAAGCTGAATACATTATAGCTGTAACGCTAATAGAAAAAATAAAATCTGGAAAACAAAAAGTTTTTTTAAACGAATTAAACAATTATGGAACTTGTATGCAAAAAAAGCAAACGAACAAAATCTTGATGTAGTTTTTTAACATCTAAATCACGCTTATTTAATGCTATCTATGATTTTTCAGATTATTTTAATAGTAGATTAGATGAAGAAGTGTGATTAAAAAGCATAAAGATTGAGCATACAAAAAATATTTCAGATTTAGAATATTATTTTATTGCTTTTCTTCCAAAATCAATTTCAAATATAATGTTTGAAGTTGCTAAAAATTTTGTATAAATTATAAAAATTGTTTTATAGAGTAAAATTTTAACATTATTTATAAAATAACAAAGGGCGAAATCTTAAATTATTTCGCCCTTATATATAATATAAAATTATTATTGAAATAAAAATAATTGATGTTCTTTTGTAATATAGTTATCAAAATCATTAAATTTTGTATTAAGTTTTATAAGACTTGCTATTAAAGATTGCCAGTATTTATTATCTATACTTTCTATTTGTTTTTTACATTCTTTAACATTAATTAAAGTACCTTGTATTCTACTTAATACTTCCAAATTAAATATTTTTGTAACAAAAATAATATCATTATAATATTCATTAGATTCTAAATTTAACAATGTATTATAATACTTTTTAATATTAATACTTTTAGGTATATTAATTAGTCTAACATAATTAAATATTAACATTCCACATTTAATTTTTAACTTGTCACATAACATACATAATATAGTTGATAATGTAAAAGATAAATAAGGATATTCCTTATAAAAATCTTGAACAATAACATTAGTTTCTAAATTTAACGTATTATTTTCAATATAAAAAATTAAATTAGCCACATTACAAGGATTTTTTGTATTTATATCTAATAAAGGATTAAAAATATTAATATTAAATATAGTTTCCCCTAACATTAATTTATTTAAACACTTCTCAAATTGATTTAAAATAATATGTTCGCAAGCAAATTCTTGTATAACCTCTCCATCATCATTTGTTTTTTCATTTTGATAAACATCAAATAACCCTTCATAAAAAAACATTCTTGTTCCTAACATAGCATTAACTGTTACATTATCATCACTAAAATCCTTATATTTGTTATCATAATATGCTATTGTTTCTAAATCGTCTTTGCCTTGTAAATGATAAATTAATTCACCTAATAATTTTTTATAATCAATATCATCATTTTTTATTAGATTTTTACGAGGATTTGATATAGCAAAACGAACATTAGTAGTTATATTGTTTTCTAATGTTTGATAATATGAATCTTCAACTGTATCATAAATAATCAATATATACTTTCCTCCCTTTTTTATTCTTCACTATCTTTATTCAATGCTTCAAGTAATGCCAACGTATCTTCAACCCCCATATAATTTAAAAAAACATTTTGTATTTTCATAAAAAACAATGATAATATTACTTCTTGTACATATTCGTTACATTGTTTATTATTATATGTGGATTTTGGATTTGAGTTTTGAATTTCTGATATAACTTTTATACAAGATTTATATCTACAGTCAACTTCTTCTAAGTCTAATTTTAAATTCTTTTCTTCCTCTGTAAAATCTGTATTTTTTTTCAATAAAGTTAATTTTTTATTGTCCATATATAAAAACTCCTTTTCTTTTTTTATATATATTATATATAAAATAAAAAAATATATCAACTATTTTTTATAAAGGAGTTTATTATATGACTAATAATCAATTATATGAGCAAATTTATGAATTACTTTTACAATCAAAACAAAGAGAAGACATACTTTACCATTTAAAACATGCTATTAAGTATATAGAAGATACATATTTCTATTATTTTAGCATTCAATATGATATTTTATCTTTAATAAAAGATATTATTTGGTATAATTTAGAGTTTCTTCCTTATAATAAACCTTTTGGACTAAATACAATAGAAACAATGGGTACAAAATTTAATATCATTAGTCAATTAGATAATAATATTATTTTAAATTATGAAAACATATCTAAATTACAAGAAGAATTAGAAATTGTACTTAATGAATGGAGTAATAACTGGAAAGTAGTACGAATATTTTCAGAAACAGGTATAAGTAGCAATAATATTATTATTTATAATAAGGATGAAAGTCCATATAAATATGGATATTGTAAAAAAAGTTCTATAATAGATAAAAATAATAATCACATTTTTTCCAATAAAGATGTATTATTATGTGAAGTTAATTCAATAATAGGAGATAATTATTTAAATACTATATTAAAAAATAAGGTTATAGATTTATGTAATATATGTAAAAAATATAATAAAACAAAATATATAATAATAATTGCTGAATAAATATAATAGCCCTACTTTTTTAGGTAGGGCAAATATTGTAAGTTGACTATAAACGATAGATATTTATTTTTAAACTTATTATTTTTTACAAAAAATGATATAAAATATTATTTATTCAAATCATTTAATTTATTAATTTTTTTTATGAATGTTTCATTGTATCCTACAATATTTTTTATAGATGTATCATTTATATTAATTAATTCCTTACAATATTTACATTTTATTTGTTTTGTTGTGTTTTGATTGATTAATTCTTTAGTAATATGCTTACATTTAGGGCATCTAATAGCTGAATAAAATATTTGAGCATTTTTATTAAATCTATTATTTGTTACATCTTTATTATTTTGATGTTCAAAATAATATAATAAAGTATTAGTTTGTGCTCGACACATATTTTTTAATGATGTATTAAATAATGTTTTTAATTTACCAACATATTTAATTGGTTTTTGTTTTACAATAATCTTGTCTTTATCATTTAACCAAAGTAGCCCATATTCATTTGGTATATCATTAATTTGTATTATATTTTCTGGACATAATATATAAAAATAATGACAATGTTTATAATATGATTTCTCAATACTCATTAATTTTTTATCTCGTATAAAATCTTGTTTACTTGCTTTACATTCTATAATTCGTACTTCTTGCCTTTTTAAATTAATACCACCAACATCAGCTATTGAACGTAGATTACGATATTTAACTTCTGTACATACTACATCTGTTACTTTAGTTTTTAAAAAATACATACCTTGTTGTTTTAAATGTTTATGTATATTACTTTCCACTATAATCACCTTTCATCTTTATTAATGTTTTTATCTTTAAATTATTTTCAATTAGTTGATTTTTTAATATACTAATTTGATTTTTATATTTTTCTTTTTTTGTATCTGAATATAAAATAGTATACATTTTTATTTCTATATTTAGTTTTTCTGATAATTTTATATATTCATCTATTACTTGTAATAGTATTTCTATATTATCCTTTATAACTATATTATTTTGTTGTGTTTTAATTTGAATTTTACCTTTATCATCTCGTCCATATTCATATATAGGTTTTTGTTCTTTTTTTGATACATTAGGTATGTTATTAATCATATTAAAATATTCTTCTTCTGATATAGACATATTATACCTCCTATAAAATATTATTGACCTTTATATAAAGTATTTATTTTTTTAATAAGAGAATTAAATTCTAACTCCTGAAAAATAGATAATGCGTTATTCCAGTCTATATTTAATACACAATCTTCAAATTCTATTTCAATAGGAACTTTTTTATTGATTGTAACTAATTTTAAAAAAATTTCAGCGTAGGGCTGCCATAACTTAATATTTTTTATTAATTTATCGCTTATGTTGTTAAAATTTTTAGTATGTATTATTGTATTTATATTGCCAAATTGATGTAATAGTTTAATAGCAGTTTTTAATCCACAATTTTTAATTCCTGGAATATTATCTCCCACATCACCCATTAATGTTTTAATTCCTATAAATTGTTTTCCGTTATCTATACTATATTTATTTTTTAAATATTTTTCATCAACAATAGTAACTTCTTTAAATCCCTTTTGAGGAAAGATAACATTTGTATTGTTATCTATTAATTGAAAAGTATCTTTGTCTCCTGATACAATAAAATTTTTATCTGCTGTTGATATATTTACAAAAGTACCTACTAAATCATCACCCTCATAACCATCAAATTCAATATTTAATATACCTATTACATTTAATATTTTTTTTATATCTTCAAACATAATATAGGAATCATCTTTATTTATATTATTATATTCTCTATTCATTTTATATTGAGGATATAATTTTCTTCTCCAAGTATTTCTATTAACGTCCCAAACAACAATAATATGCGTTGGTTTGATTTGATTTAATAATCGAATAAACATATTAATAAATCTATATGTACCACCTGTTGTTTTTCCTTGTGAATTTGTTAAATCACTCCCATATTTAAAATTATGTGCTAATTCTGCTCTATAAGCTATACTATTTCCATCTACTATTAAAAATTTAGTCATTATTATCTCCTTCCTTATTAACTTTTATTAAATATTATGTAAATTTACTATTTATATTATTGATAAATTGTGTTACAATATTTATTATAGTTTTTATTATGAAAGAATTGATATAATTGAATAACGCTTTACATTCTATCAATGAAATGATAAAATCATACTATCTCACACTATTAATATTGATTTTATCAAAAAATGTTATAATATTAATATATTTTCGTATTTAAGACCAAATAATATTTTTGGCTTCATAAAATATATGAATTTTTTTAAATCAATAATGGATGAAAAAATAGAGTTAAAATATTTAAAAAAATTAACAAATAAAAAATTTAATACCGTTGGCAAACTTGATATTTTTAAAAAATATTATAATTTTAAATTTGAAAAATCAGAAACATTTTTTTAAGATTATATTTTTATGTAAAATTAAAAAATAAATATTAAAAATTTATTGACAAAGTTAAAAATATAATATATAATGTAATAAATAAAAACGAGGAGATGAAAGAATGAATACTATAAACTATATCTTTGCGGATTACACCGCATTATGGATTAACACAATAGAATATGAACGTTATATTGATGAAACAATAAAAACATTAAAAGACAATGAAGATATTGGAGTAAAAAACTATGCAATATGGGACATTCATAAAGGTGTTTATAAAATAGAAAATGACGAAGAAGAAATCATTGAAGAAACAACTATGGATCCATTCCAGCCAATAACATATTTAACCAATATGGATAATGAAGTCATATTTGTATTAGATTATCATTGTTATATACAAAATAATGTAGTTTGGAGGGCATTATTAGATAGTATGTCTATATTTTCCCAAAGGGAGTGTACATTTATCATTATTTCTCCTATGACATCTTCTATTCCAAAAGAAATTAATAGATATATTACAATTATAGATTTTTCTTTACCAACAGAAAAAGAAATTGAAAATTATATAGAAGAATACTGTCATAGTTTTAATTGTACTATACAAATAAAAAATAAAAAAGAATTAATTACAGCAGGAAAAGGATTAACCAAATATGAATTGGAACAGGCATTAAGTTTAAGCTTAACTACAAAAGGTGCAATCCTTCCAGAATTTATTAATGAACAAAAAAAGCAACTTGTTAAATCACAAAGTTCATTACTTATCAATAACTCTACCTTAGATTTTAATAGCTTATACGGAATGGAAGAATTAAAATATTTTTCTAAAAAAATGGTAGGTAAAGGCAAAGGTATTTTATTAGTTGGTGTACCTGGTGGTGGTAAATCTCATTTTGCTAACACTCTTGGTACTGAAACTAATAGGATTACCATTAATATGGACTTTAGTTCTATGATGGATAGTCTTGTAGGCGAAACAGAAAGAAAAACTGCTAGTGCATTACAGACGATAGATGCAATGGAACCTTGTATTTTGTTTATAGACGAAATTGAAAAAGGTTTAGCAGGTGTATCTGGTTATAATGGTGATAGTGGTACATCTCAACGTCAAGGTGGACAATTTCTTAAATGGTTATCAGACCATACATCAGATGTATATATTATTGCAACAAGTAATGACATATCAAAGTTGCCACCTGAATATTTAAGAGCAGAAAGATGGGATGCTATTTTCTTTGTTGATTTACCCAATGAAGAAGAAAGAAAAGGTATTTGTGAATTGTACAAAAAGGAATATAATGTAATTGATGATGAATTGCCTAATATCGAAAATTGGACAGGAGCAGAAATTAAAACATTGTATCGCTTGTCTAATAGCTTAGATTTATCTTTAATAGAAACAAGTAAATATGTTACTCCAATTTTTAATACAATGAAAGAAAAAATTAATAATTTAAGAAATTGGGCAAAAGGAAGAACTATTTCGGCATCAAAAATTTGTGGAACAAATAAAAAATCAAATAAAAAAAGAAATATTACTATGGTAAAGGAGATATAAATTATGTCACATTGTACAACTATTGATGTAAAGATGAAAGATGTAAATGTTATTAAAAAGGTGTGTAAAAAGTTAAACATTCCTTTTTCAGAGAAAACAACAACTCGTTTTTATGACGGTAAGGCAGCTACAGGAACAGAAGTTAAATTGAATGGTTGGAAATATCCTATCAACATTAATTCATCTGGTGAGGTTATATTTGATAATTATGAAGGATGGTGGGGTGATATTAAGGAATTGAATTTGTTTAAACAGCATTATGCTGTTGAAAAAACAAAGTCCATAGCTATTAAAAATGGTTATACTTTTCAAGAAAAACAAATTGGTAATAATATAAAATTGTTTGTTAATGTTTAAAAGGGAGTGTTTACTATAAAAGAAATTAAACAATATCAATGTACCTTTTGCAATACTCTTTATAAAGATAAAGAAAAAGCAAAATTATGTGAAGAAAATCATTCAAAACCAGTTAGTGTTATAGCTAAAAAATATTTAAGTTATAATCAAGACAAAACAGGCTATCCTTTTTTAATAAGCGTAAAATTTGAAACAGGGGAAGAAGTTGCTTATGAAAGAAAAAGACAATAATAAGCAAATAGTTTATTGTTGTTTAAAAGCTTACGGTTTTTATGCAAGGAGGATATTATTATGCAATACTATAAATACTTTAAAAAATACGAAAAACCCATTCCAAAAACATCAATGTTGATTTTTCAAGGATTAAATAATAATAAATTTTGTGTAAAAGGATTTTTAGTTTCAGCCGATACAAAAATATATTTAATTGACAAAATCAATGAATATTTAGGTAATAGAGACATTGTTGTTGCTATAATACCTCAAACATTTGAAAATAAGTGGCATTTTGATAATAAAATGAAAATATTTTATGATAACGGTCTATTAAAAACTATTACAGGCGAAAGCATTAATATTTTTTACCGTAAAAGCACAGACGAATATATTATACAGGTGGGCATTAAAAAGAAAAATAGAAAAAGGGCGGTGTAATAAATGGGACAAATTGTTTTTACTTTTGACGAAGAAGGTAACACTAATATGAAAGTAGAAAATGTTAATGGTGCATCCTGCAAAAACATTACAAAACCATTTGAAAAAAACTTAGGTGTTATTACTTCATCTACAAATACTGTTGATTTTTATAAAAATGAAGAAACTAATGTAATTAAAAAATTGATATAATTAAAATAACAATAAAAAGGGAGTAACAACAATACTCCCTTATATTGTATAATATGTTGGTAGGTGAAATATTATAATGGAAATAATTTTTGTAGCAAGTACACCATATTATCATGAAGATATTATTAAAGATAGTTTAAACACAATAATTAATAGATTAGAAAAATATATAATTAGAGTAAATAATATTGAAATTATAAGTGAAGTGATAACATATATTGGGGTCGATATAAAAATAAAAATGAATATTGATTATAAACCAAAAATGTATACTTTTAATGATATTAGCTTTCTTGTAAAGCAACTTATATCAACTACTGATAACTTTATTTATGTTAATATTATTAGTATTAGACAAGAGTTATCTTTTGATAATGATATTATTACACAAAATAAATCAACAAGTTATATGAAACATAATGAAATGTCTTTATATGAAAATAACACTAATACTAATGAAACTAATAAAATAAATTCTAATACACAAAATAACGTTATACGCTCTAAAAAACGAACAATTCGCATAATGAAAAGGAGTAATTAAAAATGAATAAATTGTCTATAATTTTTTCTATTTCTAAATATAAAGGTTTAAATGATATAGATTATATTCCTAAAAATAATATAGAATATATTGATTTTATTGATATATGTATGAAAAGTATTCAAAATAAATTTAAAAATATTCAAAATATAATAGATGATGAAAAAAGGATAGACATTTCAAGTAATTTATTTAAAATAACAATATCATATAATTATTATAAATATTTTGAAAAAAATTTAATTGAATATGTAAATAATTTTCACTATCATTCAGCCTTTTTTAAAATAAATGAAATAACAACTGAACAATTAGAGAGTTTACGGAATAAAACATATAATATTAATTTTTGTAGCGATTTAATAATGTTTAAAAAAGCAATAATACAACAATTATCTATTATAGAAAATAGATTAAAAAGAATGTATACTAATATAAATAAAATTGATATTAAAATACTATCTTTAAATAAAAATAATATATATTCTCAAATAAATGTTAATGGTATATATGATGAAATGCTTTTTTTGTATTTATTAAAATATATTAGTTCTCAATATAAATTTAATATAACAAAAAATAATATAGTAAAATCCTATATAAAACTTAAATCAAAAAAACGTGCTATAATAATATTGAAGGAGTGATTATAATGGAATTAGTAATTTCATTTAATGAGGATGGTTCAGTACAAAGTTTGTATAATGAGGAATTAAATCTTGAAGAAATTGGAGATTTAAACATTAAAAGGGCCTCATATGTTGAACCAGATAAAGACGGGAATTGGTATGTAGATTTAAAACCGATAAACGGCAAGATATTAGGCCCTTTTAAAAAACGTTCAGAAGCATTGAAAGAAGAACACAAGTATATTAATAATATATTAAAAACAAATATTGTTTTATGAAAAATATAAAGTATATAAAGTTTATTTATAACCATTCACCTGCATAGCAGGTGTTTTTATATTATAATAAAAATAAGTCCTGATAATAATTTAAGACCTATCATATATTCATAACTATATTAAAATACATTTTGTTAATAAAAATTCATTTCTTATTTCCATTGTTTCATTTTCCTTAATGTCTGAAACTATTTGTTTTTCTAAACGTGCAAAGTCATATGGCTTTAATTTTAACTCTTTAGGCAATATTCCTTGTAACTCTTTAGCCTGAATATTATTTTCTTATTGCATTAAATTAAATATTAAACTTTTATAGTCCATTATATACACAAAAACCTCCTTTTATTCTTATACTAAGCTAAATATTAAATTTATAATTTATAAAATCATTTATAATCAATCATATAATAACATATATTTTTTAAAAATTTTCATCATAACAAACATAATTATTATCATATTGTGCTTTATATAAATGTTCTATTATCAACTTTATACAATTTGTTACTATTCCATTTCCTACTTGTTTATATATCAAAGTATCTGAAACATTCATTTTTTTAAGCTTATAATAATCTATATCACTAAGACCCATAAAGTATAAACATTCTTTAGGTGTTATTTTTCTAACTCTTGTATTGTTTGTTTCATTAATATTTGTTATTGCCTTGTCTAATATTTGTTTAGGTTGTTTGTAATCAGTAGATGCCAATGTTGCTATAAATCCATTTTGATTATACACCCTATCTCTTTGACCTATTTTTCTAAATTTTGGTCTTGTAGTTGCAACATAATCTTTTGTAAATGTTGTATCAACAATTTGTAACCTATCTTATATTGTTTTACTTAAATAATATTTTTCATCTACTTTTTTTTCTAATAAATCCTTTACTCTTAACCCATTATCAAATGATTTAGGAAAAGTAAATAATTTTGTATCTATATCTTTTTTTATATAAATCACAAATACTCTTTCCCTATTATGTGGTATTCCACAATCTTTACTATTTAATATTTTCCAATATACATTATAACCTAATACATCAAAAATTTTATTAATATCATTAAAATCATTGATAAACTTTTTACTTACCAAAGCTTTAACGTTTTCTAAAATTAAATATTTTGGTAAATATGTGGCTGTTTGTAATAAACGTAATATCTCATATACTAATCCACTTTGAGTTTTGTTTTGTATTATACCATTTTGCTGTCCCGCAGATGAAATATCTTGACAAGGAAATGAAAATGTCAATAAGTCACATTTTTTTTGTGTGTGTGGGGGAGGTAATTTATCAACTTTACATATATCACCTAAATTATTAGATAATTTATAAGCTAACCAATATTTTTTTATGTTCTTACATCTATTCCAATTAAAAAGTTTTTTATTTTTAAAATCATATCCTATATTCTTATTTTCTAATTCTTTTATCATTTCTTCTTTTGTTGGATATTTATATTTTTTTATTAATTCATTTGTTAAATTATTATGTATAATAGCATAACTAAGCATTGCATCTTTATCTATTTCAGATGTATATAAAACTTTTAAATTAAACAAATTAGAGTTTAATATACCTCTTTCTTAACAACCTATACCACTAAAAGTAGTTATTATATTTAACCTCTCCATTTTATTACTTATTTCTCCTTTAAGTTTTGAAAAATAAATTTTATAACTTCAATAGTCCATCCGTCACCGCACATATTATAAATATGTGAATCTGCTATGTTCATTTTATACCAAGCAGGAATAGTTTGTAATTTTCTATATTCATTAGGAGTTAGCTTCCTAACCCTACCATTATCAAACACTTTCTTTTGTGTATTACCACCTCTACAAGCTGTTAAAGTAGGAGATTTAAAATTTTTATTATTGACCCTTTTTAAAATATCATGTCCATTAATATGTAATATAGCACAAACTTTTTTATCATCTCCTAAATATGTAAATCCTTGTGGATAATAATATTTCTCATCAACATTATTGTCCATAATATCATTTAAAATCAATGAATTACTATTAGGTAATTCATTAAGAGGAATATTAGTCCAATAATAACGCTTTCTATCTTGTGCAGAAAATAAGTTACTATTAATTAGAGTTGGTTTAACTCCTAATAAATTACTCATTTTTAACAAATCGTTTATATTATTACTATCAACATTTTCAACCATAAAAAACACATTTTGATTATTGTTTGTTTTTATCCATTGTAAAATATCATTACAATAATAAAACAAACCTGATATTCCTTTTAATCCATTATTATACTTACTTCTGCCCATTGTAGCACGAGAAAGGCTCTTACAAGGGCTGCCAAATATAATTAAATCAATTTTAGGTAATTGTTCTAATATCTCAAAAGTTATTTTTGTAACATCTCCTAATTGAATAGTATTAGGAAAATTGTCCATTGTAACTTTTATAGCATTTTTATCTATTTCACTTGCATAATAACTATCTATTGGTATATTAAGTTCTTTTAATGCAATTTGACCACAACTCATTCCGTCACATAAACTTAAAACATTCATAAAATTTTCCTTTTCTATTTTTTTAACTATATATCATATAGTGATTTATTGATTTTATATGTAAAATTGTGATATTTATATAAAATATTTATTATACCATTCCTAATAAACTTTGTAATTCGGGTTGAATTAATTTTTTATTTCTTAATCGCTTTAACTTAGAAGATACAGCGGATGCAGTTATATTACCCAACTCTTGTCCTATTTCTTTTAAAGTAAACCCTTGTATAAATAACTGAATTGCCTTTTGTTCATCAAATTTTAGTTTTTTAAATAATGATTTTAAAGTTACTTTAAAATCAATGTTATTAAAAATTTCTTTGGAACAAGAATCTTCTATCATATCTTCTAATGTAATTTCTGCATTGTCAAAATATGGATTTTTAGTTTGCATAGAAATAGTGTTTTTATTTGATCTTCTTTTTTTAGCATTTAATCCCATATTAACCGCTCTGATTTGATTTTCAGCACATTTAAAAAAATATGTTGTAAAACTTGCATTTGTTTTATTATTAATATCAAATGACAATACAGCATTATATAATGCAAGATTTAATTCAGAAACATAATCAATATTAAGAGTATTATTTATAGATTTGCTCTTAATAAAATCCTTATAACGATCATATATTTGATTAAATACTTCTTCATTTTTTGTTTCCTGATATTGTTTTATTAATTCATTTAATATGCGTTCTCTTTCTTTTTTCTTTTCTTCTTCTTTTTTCTTTTTTTCAGTTTTAAATATTTTTGCAAATATTTTTTTATATTCTTCTTTTAGTTTTTTATTATTTATAAAATGTAATCCATTAATCGCTACACATACCACAATAAATCACCCTTTATCTAAAATTATATATTAAATTATAACATATAACTTTTTTTATGTATATATTTTTTTATAAACTTTTATTTATTATTTTTTTCCAATCCTATATTTAAAAAATTATCTACTCCTTTAAAAGGATTTTCCTTAACCTTTTTTTTATTACTATTTTTAAAAAAATCATCCATCCATTTTGGGGCGGTATCTTTTATACTTTCATTAGGGCATTGTGTTAAATTATAAATTTTTTTCATTATAAAAAGCTCCTTTTATATAAAATTTTTTGTTATTAAAATTGATTATTATTAAAATTATCATTATTAAAATCATTGTTATTAAAGTCATTATTATTAATGTCATTGTTATTAAAATTGATATTATTAATATCAGTATTAGTATTAAAATCACTATTAAATAAATTATTATCATTCATATTATTATCTTCTATCATAGTATCTTCTAACATCTCTATTGATTCATCAAATGGAGTTTCTGCTCCTTGTTCATTTTCAGAAATTTCCAATATTTCTTCATTGTTTTCTGGCAGTTCTAATATTTCAAAATCCAATATATCATTTTCTTGTTGTTTGTTAAAATCTGTATCTAACTTATCATCAATCATTAAATTAATAACTTTATCTAATCTATAAGAGCGTATAGCAGAATTTTCTTTATAACAATATAATAAAATATTGTTATCTTTTGAAGTATACCATCCATATGGTAAAATATTTCTCCACCCTGAACCCGCATAATTAACTTTAATTACAGATTGTTGAGATATGGCATCTGTTATAATATTAATTATATCGTTTTGATATACATTTACATCTATCCAATCAGCTTGTTTTGTTAATTTACTTGTTTTAAATAAATGTTTTTTATTTTTTAATAAACGTTTTATATTTCGTTTTTTCATTTTTTCACCATCTTTTTATTTTAAAATATAAAAAAGATGGTTATTGATTATATTTATTAAATTTAATATATATATTATTTTACTTAAAACTATTTCCTTCTGCGCACTCGAAAATATAATAAGTTAATAAATCAATATAAATTTTATAAATATTTTATCAACAAACACCTTTTATATATATAATATATAAAACATTCAATTATATAACATTTATAAGTATTACCATTATTATTTTAAATTTATAATATTTATTAAAATTAACAATGTCTAAATTAGATTTTTTATTAATATTTAAAAAATATATAATTTTTATACTCTTTTAATATAATATATTATATTTATGTTGTTTTATTAACTGTAGATTTTATTTTAGAAATAACTTTATTTGATACACTATATATATCACCATAAATAGAAGCTCCAGCAGCAAATTTATGTCCACCACCGTTAAATTCTTTTAATATGTTTGCTACATCTATTATGTTTGATCTTGCTCGTACTTTTACACTATCTTTATCTTCAATAAACAATAAATATGTATCTATTTTATTTATATTTTTTATATAATCTATTAACATACAAGCCTCTTTATATGTTGAATTAGCCTTACTAATATCATCTCGTTTGACTACTAAGTATAATAAATTATATTTATAATCAATACATATTCTATAAAAACAATTAGCTATTAATTTTAATAAACTATATTCTCTATTCTCATAAATATTATTTATTAAATTAGTATTTGCATTATATTTTAACATATCACTTGCAACTTGATGAGTTAAGTATGTAACATTATTATTTTTAAAATTATTTGTATCAGCCACTATTGTTAAATATATACAAGTAGATATAAAATTATCCATTAATAAAATATTATATTGTTGTTCTATTTGTTTGATTAATTGATATATAATCATTCCTGTAGAACTAATATTTTTATTATATATGAATTCTACATTGTTTAAATTATGATTTGATTCAAAGTGATGGTCGATAACAATTATATGTTCTGCACAATTTAAAATATTATCATATAATCTATTTTTATCTGAACAATCAACAATAATTAATAAGTCATATCTTTTTGATGGAATGTTAGTTTTATTAATTCTATTTAATCCTACAATGTCTTGATAATTTTTAGGTATTTTATTTTGAAATAAAATAAAAACATCTTTATTTAATTTTTTTAATACTGTTTCTAAGGCAACAACTGAACCTATGGCATCTCCATCTGGATTGTTATGCGTTGCTATTAATATTTTATCATAAGTTTGTATGAATTTTATTATCTGTTGAATTTCTACATCTTGTTTCATTATTTCACCAACAATCTTTTATTTATAAAATAAAAAATTAATCAAATTTAATTATAAAAATTAATTAACAATTTTATGTAAAGCAAATTATAAACTATATTTCCAAACAAAAATAAGATTTATTGAAATATTTTTATAAAAATAATATATTTATTAATAAAATAATAAGGAGTGATTTATTTTATGTGTAAGGTAATTTCAATGGATCCATTTGATATTAATGATTTTGAATTTTGGAATGGAGCAAAAGATAATTTTAAAGATTTACAAAAATATAATTTAGAAGATTTATTTGAAAGTTATGTTAATGAATGTTTTGATGAATTAACAGAAACAGAAATAAATGATTTATTATGGTTTGAGTTTGAATATTTCTTAATGGATTATGCTGATTCAATTCCTTCTGAATTATTAGAAAAGTTTGAAATTGATACTGAAGCAGCAAGAAAAGGTAAATTAAAGAAAGTAAGCAAATATAAGAGAACAATGCCATTTAGAAAAACAAGTATTTATAGAACACCTATTAGAATGTCTAATAAATGTAAAAGATTAAAAAGAGCATAAAAATAAAAAATAATTTATAAACTAAAGGAGAGGGTTTAACCTCTCCTAATTTACTTAATTTTTAAATTATTTTCAACAAAGTGTTTATCTATTTTTAAAGATGTATATTTCATTGACGGATATTTAAACATTGAATCTTCCATAATTTTTTCCATTATAGAACGTAATCCTCTTGCACCTAAATTTTTCTTTATAGCTGTTTGAGCAATTAACTTTAATGCTTCTGTAGTAAATTTTAAATTAATTCCATCAATAGCAAACAATTTTTGATATTGAGAAACTAATGAATTTTTTGGTTTTGATAATATGTCTATTAATGTACATTCGTTTAATGGCTGTAAACAACTTATTATTGGTAATCTACCTACTAATTCAGGTATTAATCCATATTTAATAATATCTTGTGAATCAAGATATTCTTGCCAATTTGTACAATCTATTTTTGTTGCCACTTCATTAAATCCTATAACTTTTTTTCCTAATCGTTGTTTTACTATTTGTTCTAACCCTTCAAAAGCTCCACCACATATAAACAAAATATTATTTGTATTTATTTTTATGTATTCCTGTAATGGGTGTTTTCTACCCCCATTAGGTGGAACAGAAGCCTCTGTACCCTCAATAATTTTAAGAAGTGCCTGTTGAACACCTTCGCCGCTAACATCTCTTGTAATGGAGGTATTTTCTGATTTCCTTGCTAATTTATCAAATTCATCTATATATATTATTCCTTTTTCTGCAAGTTCAATATTACCATTTGCATTATGAATTAATTTTAATAAAATATTTTCGACATCTTCACCAACATACCCTGCCTCTGTAAGACTCGTAGCATCAGCAATGGCAAATGGTACTTTTAATATTTTTGCTATTGTTTTAGCTATTAATGTTTTTCCACTTCCTGTAGGACCCAACAATAAAATATTACTTTTTTGTAATTCATCATCATTATTAATATTTGATAGTATTCGTTTATAATGATTATATGTTGCCACCGCAATAGATTTTTTAGCATTATCCTGTCCAATAACATATTTATCTAAAAAATCTTTTATTTCTATTGGTTTAGGAATGTTTTTACCCATTGATTGAATGGGAGTTTGTGTTTCTATATTATTTAAATTTGTATCTGGTTGATATTCACATATTAAATCATATCCTAACATTAGACAATCATTACATATACATATATCATCATTTATTGAACTTTGTACTAATTGTTCTACTGTACTTTCAGGTTTATTACAAAAACTACATTTCTTATCCATATTTTTACCTCCTATATATAAAAACTTACTTATATTCTTTAAATAAATAATTTATTTATATTTATTAATTTAATTATAGCATAATTGTTGTTTTTAGTAAACAAAAAGGCAACTATTATAGTTGCCTTTTTATGTGATTTTTGTATATAAATTCTATTTTATATATTCATACATATAACCATTATCTATGCTATAAATAATATTAGAAATATTATATTGTTTTATCATTTCTATACAAGCAGAACAAGGTCTTGCTAAGCCATAACAATTATTTTTTTTATATCTACATATATATAGCTTTATTTTATTATAATTTACATTATATCTTCTTAAATTCAATAAACACATAATTTCAGCGTGTAATGAATGTTTTATATATCCTGATGAATTATCTAATTTTCTGAAATAATTATATTTTTTTTGTAAAGGATGAGTTTTACTTGAATTAAATCCTATTGAGATAATTTTGTTTTTATATACAGCTATACAACCTATATGAGTATCTTTAAAATCAGATAATTTTGAAACTTCTCCTGCTTTTTCTAAAAAATAAACATCTTTATTTGTTATATCTGCATTAAAATATCATAATTAATTTTCTCTCCTTTTGTATTTTTGTTACTTTCCTTTATACTATCTAAGTCAATTAACATTTCTATACCTTTATTATTCATAATAATAAAATTACTACTCGTTATTATAATTTTAATAATTATACCTGGACTTTTTTCTGTAAAATTGATTGCTTTAGTTCCTTTTGCAATTCTTCCTTTAACAAGAAATTCATTTAATTTTATCTTTTTAATATAATATTGTTCGTTATCCTTAGCGTATATTATTAAATATTTTTTATCATCATCTTCTAATTTAGATATATATACATCAGATATAATATTATCTTTTAATGACATACTACATAAACCTTTTCCACCAGGAGTAGTTTCTTTAAAAGAATCAACATAAAATCTATGGATTAACCCATTAGAAGATGCAATAGTAATAATATTGTTATTATCAGGAGCTAATATCTCTACATTAATAATATTGTCATTGTTATCTAATTCAACTAAGTTAAATATTTTTTTCTTTGTTTTAAATTTATTTAAATAGCATTTTTTAACCAATCCATTTTTTGTAATTAATAATATTACTTTATCTAAATTATCTTTAGTTAATGGAATAATTTTAATAATTATTTGTTTTTCTACTAATGTATTTATATTACACAATAAATCATCAAATGTAATACACATATAATTACCTGTATTAAATATTAATAATAAATTATCACTTGTGTTAATTTGTAACCACTGTAAAAATATTTCTGATTTTTCTTTATATCCTTTTTTAACTAATTCTTTAAATGTATCAATTTCATATTGTTTTATGTTATTTTTATTCGTTAAAGCTATCATAATTTCTTTATCAATATTTTTATTAACAATAATTTCTTCTTCGTCAATAATTTCAGTTCTTCTGTTATCACCCATTCGCTTTTTTAAATCTTTTAATTCCTGAATTAATAAATTATTTAGCTTATTATCATCATTTAATAATTCATTATGATAATTAATTTTTTTATTTAATTCTTTTATAATATCATCTACATTTTTACTTCCTAATTTTGTTATATTTCGCAATTTCATATCTAATATTATATTAGCTTGTTCTTCAGATAAATTAAAATATTTTATTAATTCACTTTTTGCCATTTCATCATTTTCAGCACTTCTAATTATATCAATAGTTTGAGTTAAATTAGTATTTATTTTTTGATAACCTTCTTGTATATGCAACTTTTTATTAAGTTTTTTTAGTATATTATTAAAAGTTTTAATATGCACTTCTTTTTGAAATTTAATATATTCATCAATATATTGCTTTAAAGTAACTACTTTAGGTGTTTTATCTATTATACAATTCATAACATAAGTTATATTTTGTTGTAAATCTGTTTTTTTAAATAATTCATTTAAAACGATATCTAAAATAGCTGTTTTATGTAATTCAATAACAATTCTTATTCCATCATCTCCATTACTTTCATCTCTAACATCTATAATTCTTGGTATTTGTTTTTTTTCAATACATAAATTATATACTTTTTCTACTAATTTAGCTTTGTTAGTATTAGGTGGTAATTCAAAAAACACAATTTGACTATTTTTTGTTTCTTCATTTGTTTCAATAAAATGTTTAGCTTTAAATGTTAATTGTGCCTTACCTGTATTATATAAATCAACAATATTTTTATTTATTAGATAACTGCCCATTGGAAAATCAGGGCCTTTAATATGTTTCATTATATCTTGTAATGTAGATTGTGGATTTTTTATAACTTGAATTATTCCATCTATTACTTCTGATAAGTTATGAGATGGAAATTGAGTAGTATAACCAACAGCTATACCACAAGAACCATTTATTAATAAATTAGGTAACAATCCAGGCAATACAACAGGTTCCATTAATGTCTCACTATAATTAGGAACAAACTCTACACTATTTTCATCTATATTTGTTAATAATTCCATAGCATTTTTATGTAATCTCGCTTCAGTATAACGCTCCGCTGCTGGCCCTTCTCCGTCAATAGATCCCTTATTACCATGAAAATCTATTAACGGGTAACGCATTTTCCATTCTTGCCCCATATTACATAATGTCAAATAAGTTGAATTATGTAAACAAACTAAATTATATTGATTTATATTATTATTTGTTTTTTCAATATTAGCTAAAAACAAAGCATTTTCATATTTATCTACAGTAAAATCATACATAGGTTCATTATCAACTGTTTCAATATATATTTTTTTAATATATAAATTATTTAATTTAGGAGTTTTTTGTATTCTTGTTTTACGTACTCTTGTTTCTTTTGTATTAATATAATTAATATTTTTATATACTTCATTACTGTTTTTTATTTTAATTTGTTCTTTTAAGTCTCCATTAAACATTCTATCTCTACCTTTATCAAAACCAACCAATGATCTATGTCGTTTACAATATACTTTACTATGTTTAGATGTTGATAATTTAATTAAATTATCAGTAGAAAAATTAAGAACATTATTATCATTATGATGTATATGATAATATGGTTCTATAGAACCATATTTATATTCACCTACCATCAGATGCAGAAATTTCATTCTGTTATTTTGTTGTTTAATTATTGGATAAAAGTCATTATTGTTATGTGTTAATATACAACTTGAAAACAATTTATCATTAATTTTTAGCTCATCTGCTCTTTTCCATTGTAAATTATCTAATAAAAATGGATGGTTATCTGTAACTTGAATATCAGCATCATTTGATAATATAATATGATAAATTTTATTAGTATATTGTCCTATACGAATATGATGCATTTTAGAAACTGTTATTTTACCATTATTATTAACACATAAAATTTCAAATTCTTTTTCACTTGAATTAAATAAATCACCTAATTGAACAATAGTACCATTTGTTAGCATTATTTTAGTATTAAATCGACTGCATCCATGAGGATGATATTTTCCCATAACTTCACCAGATATTTCAGCACACTTTACATAATTAGAAGTTGGTAATATTTTTTTATTATATGTTGCATATATATTTCGTCTTTGAGCGGGTTTTAATCCGTCTCTTATATCAGGTAAAGCCCTATCTGTAATTACAGACATAGCATAATTAATTGTTGATGTTTTTATTTCAGTAGCTATATCTACATCATATATGTTTTCATTATTTAATATATTATTAATATCAATATTTTTTTTTGTCTTTTTCATTTATATTCTCCTTACTTTAACAAAAAATAATATCAAAAAAACGTATAGATATTATTATATTCTTTTTATTTTTTTTATTTTTAATTTCTTTAATAGAAATGTCCGTAATTTTTTTCTTTATTTTCCTTAATTGTTTTACATGTTTAAATGGAATAAAACCTATAAAAGTTTTATTACAATATCTTATAGTTCTTTTTGAATTTTTATATAATAAATGATTAACATATACATTAATCCCTTTAGTTGTATATTTTAATGAACATTTTTGATTTTTATATAAGCCTGATATTATTTGTTGTGAAATATTATTAGTATAAGATAACTTCGTTTCTAAATAAAAATTATTTAATAAATTTAATGAAGTATTATCTACATATAATTGTTCACTTGAAACGGGTACATTATAACTCACAGTAATATTGTACATATCATTATATCCATAACGCTTAAATGTAAAAGAATCACTCTCATAATCCATTATATAGAAATTGTCCATTATGTATAGCACCTACTTTCCTTTTATAATTAATATAATAATATAAATTGGTATATTTGTCAATATTTATTAAGTATTAAATCCTAATCGTTCTTTACATATATTAATATAATTTATATTTATATCTCCTAATATAAAATTACGATTTAATTTTTGACAAGCTACGCCTGTTGTACCTGAACCCGCAAAACAATCAACAACAATATCACATTCATTACTATGTTTATATATTAATTGTTCTATTAGTTTTAAAGGTTTTTGAGTAGGATGCTTTGTTCTTTCTTTGCCATGCAGTATGGGTAAAAAATATGTATCTATAAAGTTATTATCTGTACATTCATCTTTTATATAATATTCTGCATTATCATATTTTGAATTAAATGTTGGTTTTGATTTTTTTACAAATGTAACAAAAAATTCTTTAGTGTTAGATAAATAGTTAATTTGTGAATTAATTGGAACAGGATTAGTCTTGTTCCATACTCCTAATCTTGGTTGTTTAAATTTTAATTGTTCCGCTATATATTTGAGTTCTTGCATTTTCCAAAAATCATAAAATGTCAATAATGTACCATTAGATTTAAGTATTCTATAACATTCTTTTAAAATATCTTCAAGATTAAGTTGTTTTTTATCCCACTCACCAAAATCTATTTTATGTTTTCCATATTTCGCTTTATATGTAGGATTGTTAGTTTCTGTAAAGTGACTATTTTTACTTATTAAATAAGGAGGATCTATTAAAATTAAATCTATCATATTATCGTCTATTTGCTCTAACAGTTTTAAACAATCCATATTATAAATTTTATTAAGTTCTAACATTCTTATCATTCCTTATGAATATATTAAAAAATTTTACAACCGTCTCTACAAAATTTCATATCTGTTTTAGGTATATTTATAGATTTATTATTAATATTTTTAAATAAAATATCTTCTTTATTTTTTTTATAAATGTCATTTATTTTTAAATCTTTTATTGTATTATAATCAATTATATTAGCTTTCACAAACACTCGCTCCTTTAAAATAATTTAATTATTTTATTTATTATATATAATAAAATATATTATTTTTTTAAGATAAAAAGAGAGGAATTTAATATCCTCTCTATTTATTTTTAATAGTCTAAAATCGCTTTATGGGCATTTTCTTCTATAAATCTTCTTCTTAAATTAACGTCTGAACCCATACACACATTAAATGATTGTATCATATCATCTATATCATTTATTGTTATTTTCTTTAATATTCTTGTTTTTGGATCCATTGTAGTTTCTTTTAATTCATTAGCATTCATTTCTCCTAATCCCTTGAATCGTTGTACTTTTATGTCTATATTAGGATGTTTTCTTTTGTATTCTTTTAATTCATAATCATCTTTAATATAGATAGATGTTTTTTTTGTTATTATTTTATATAGTGGTGGTGTTGTTGCATATACATAACCTTGTTCTATTAATGGTCGCATATAATTATAAATAAATGTTAATAATAAATTCATTATATGATAACCGTCTACATCTGCATCAGTCATTATAATTACTTTATCATATCTGCATTTATTTATATTAAATTTTTTATCTATCCCTGTTCCAATAGAGGCAATTAAAGATTGTATAACGTCTGAATTAATCATTTTATCAAATCCTGTTTTTTCTACATTTAATATTTTACCTCTTAATGGTAATATTGCTTGAAATTCTCTAAAACGGGCATCTTTAGCTGAATTATGAACAAATACCCCGTCACTCAAAGCAAAATTATGATAAATAGGTATGGTTAAATCGTAAACATCTATTCCATTTTCATAATAAATAAATTTAACAGATTTTATTTTGTGATTGTAATTTGTATCGTTATATTTTATATATAAAGGCATTAAAGAATCCTCATTAGTTAAGTATTGAGCCTCTTTATATGTTCCATCTCGTAACATAAATAAATGATCTTTTGTACATTTTATAATTTTATTATTATCTAACATTATTTCACATACTTCATTTACTGTTTTTGTCTTAAAGGCATTTTCTATTTTTTGTATTCGTATATCTCCGTTTTTCGTACTACAATAAACATAATTTTTTTTACCTTGCCTATGTTCTTCAACTATTTGTTGTATTGGAATATTTCTACCATCTAAAAGTTTCACTAAAGTATCTCCAACAAAACAACCACCCGCACTATCACCTTCAACAAGAAATAATTCAGTATATCCTTTATTATTACTACAATCAGCTAACTTACCAGGTAAAGACATTCTATTTACTTTATTAGCTTTACGAGTATTTATTCTTGCCCTACGAGCAGCCTCTTCAGCTTCTTTTACTTTATTTGCTCGTTCTATAATAGTTTGTATTATACTTTGTTGTTCTTTAGTTAATTTACTAAAAAACTCTTTTATAACTTCACTTACTCCCTCTCTTGCTATTATATTACCTAGTTTATTTTTTGTCTGTCCGTCAAGTTCACATTCTTTTAATTTAACAGATATAATTAAACAAATATTATCTAAAAGATATTTTATTTCTATAGGCTCATTAATCCACTTTTTATTTATTGCATATTGGTTAATTGTTTCTTTATATCCCTCTTTAAAACCTTGTAAATGTGTACCATGTTCTTTTGTAGATACATTATTAGCAAATGTTTTTATTATTTCATTGCTTTCAACATCATCAACATACATTAAAGCAAATTCTACTTGTACTTTTTCATCATCTTTAATAAATTCACTTTTATAATAGATAGGAGTATCAAATAACAATGGTTTATCTTTTAATAATTTGTTTTTTATATAATCTGATATACCATTAGGATAACAAAAAGTATGTTCTGTATTAGCTAATTCGTTTTTATAATTAATTTTTAAGTTTACATTTAATGATGTTATTTCATCTAATCTATTTTGTAGTTTTTTATCATTCGGCTGAATGGTTGATTTAAAAATAGTTGAATCAGGATGAAATTTAATAATTGTACCCGTTGAATTTGTTGCATTATCAGTTATTTCAACATTTGAAATAGGAATACCTTTAGAAAATTTTTGATTATATATTTTACCGTCTCTATATGAAGTTACTTCAAAATAATCAGAAAGACAATTTACAACAGTACTTCCTACACCATAAACACCTACAGTAGAAAAATAACCAGATGAACCGTCTGCAAAAAGTTTTCCACCAGCATGAATTTTAGTAAAAATCCCTGTAAGTGTATACATTGGTGTTCCATCTTCATTTTTCCATTCTGGATGTAAATTAGCAGGAACACCCCTACCATAATCTTTAATTGTAACATAATTATCTTTATCTATCAAAACATCTATTTCATTGCCATACCCTGCACAATATTCATCTAATGAATTATCCCATATCTCATATACTAATTGATTTACTCCGTCTTGTGATGTTGTACCAATATACATTGACGCTTTAAGGCGAATTGAATCAACTGCTGAAAGAGATTTTATTGAATTGACATCATAATTATCCATTTATTACTTAATACCTCCTTGAAAAATTTAATAAATATATTATTCATTATACTTAAATAATTGTTTTAATCTTTGTATTAATCTTTTTTTGCTTTTATAAACTATAATATCACAAAAACACGCATTTTTATTTTTTTGTATAGTATAAATATCAGTAAAAAAATTGTTCAATTGTGTATTAGTGCAACATATATGTACCATATATCCATCATAACCTTTATATAATGATGATGTTGTGTGTGTTTTTAAAATATTAATATTATATTTCGTAAGCATAAAGTTAATTATATTTATATTATGATCTATATCTAAACCGCTTATTATTAATAATTTTATATATTTCAAATCCTCTGTTTCATTTATATTATTTTTTTTTGTTATTTTCATATTAACGTCTCCTTAATATTTTCACTCTTGTTCTTTTTTATATATAATTTTATTTATAAAATATTATCTTCTAAAATATTATTTTTTATATATTCATAAAATCGTTTGTCAATTTCTATAACTATAAAATTTCTATTTGTATTTTCACAACTAATAATTTCACTACCTGAACTTACAAAAGGTATATATTAAATCATTTTCATTTGTACTTGCTTGTATCATTCTTTTACTTAATTCTAATAGTTTTTAACTGCTTAAAATTTTTGAGACCTTAATATCTAATATGTATTTTTCTTGTCGTTGATTATAAATATTTTCTTATATTATCATATCACACGTTAAACTTATATTTATTAGTTTTTCTAATATACTTAAAAGCGAAAAACTCTTATGCTTTTAATGTTCTTTTAAATATAGATTGCCTCCCTACTTTTTAATTTTTTATAATATAAATAAAATTATATATTATTATTTGAATAATTGCAAACAATATATTATATAATATACTGTTATTTGATAAATTTTTAAAAATATTATTGACAAAATTATAAAAATATTTTATAATACAATTAAAGGATTTTATTAAAAACATAAAAAGAAAGGTGATAGTATGAATATAAAAATTTTATTGTTAAAAACCAAAAAAAAGAAAATTGAAAATTTAATAAATCATTTTTGTCTTAATGATGAATTAGCAACTGAATTAAGACAAAATTACAAAAGTAAAAAGATAGATATATTAAAAAATATAGCTACTTTAAATTCAAATTGCAACAAAGATTTACTTAATACTTATCATTCTTTAGAAGAATGGGAAATAATTGAATGCTTATGTAATAAAATGAATACAAAAAGCAAAGAATGTAAGGCATTTTTAGACTTATATAAAAAATGTTCTAACTATAAAAATTATAATATAGCAAAAGATATTATTATTAAAGTGATAAAAACAAATTATAATAATGAAAGTTTAAATAATTTTATGCAATTATATGATTTATTTATAATGTTACCAATAGCTATACAAGAATCTACTACGGTTGATAATCCAAAACAATATGTTATTAATATTATGGGCAAAAGATTAAAAAGGAATTTGTCTTTTCTTAATTAAAAAAACTATTAAAACGTATTATAAAATAAAAAGATGTAAGATATATTTCTCTTATCTTACATCCTTTTAATATTTATTGTTACAATATAACTTTTAATATCTTTATGTAAAGGTATTATAATAAATTTATTTATTGTTTAACTTATAAAATTTACCTTTTAAATTCATTAATTCTTCATAACTGCCTTCTTCCTGTATCATATTATCATCTATTAATATAATTCTATCACAATTTTGTATTGTTGTTAATCTATGTGCTACTACAATAATAGTTTTATTAATTTTTTCAATAACTTCTTGTATAATTTTTTCATTTTCATTATCTAAAGAAGATGTACTTTCATCAAATATAATTATATCAGGATTTTTTAATAACATTCTTGCTATTATTATTCTTTGTTGCTGCCCTGTACTTAATTTTATTCCTCGTTCTCCAACTTCTGTATTTAACCCTTTAGGTAAAGTTTGAATAAAATCATACATATTTACTTGTTTTGTAATTTCTATTATATCATCTATTGTAGCGTTTAAATTTCCATATTTTATATTATTTATAATGCTATCATTAAATAAAAAAGGAGTTTGCTGTACTAATCCTATAATTTGCTTTAAATTAGATAGCTTAATTTCTTTAATAGAAATATTGTTTATTAATATATCTCCTCTGTCTACATCAAAATATCTATTTAATATTTTAATTAATGTAGATTTGCCTCCACCAGATATACCGCATATTCCTATTTTTTCATTTTTGTTTATTTTTAAATTAATATTCTTTAAGACATCAACACTATCATATTTAAAATATAAATTTTTAATTTCTAATTTTTTAAATTCGTCTATTTGTTTCTTGCCATCAACAATTTTATTATGTTCACTTAAAAATGTAGTAATCTTACCCATAGACACATTAATGTTTTGAAAATTGTCTAATAACGATATTAAACTAAATAAAGGGCCAAACATACAATCCATAATATATACAATTATAAGAAAAGTAGAAATATTTATATCTATAAACAACGCTATAAATACTAATGCAAAAAAACAAACATAATATATAATAAATATGGATACATTAATAAAATTATTTAAAATAGCAGTCTTTAAATTGAGCGTATTTAATACTTTAATATTTTTTATACATTTATTTTTTTCAAATTTATATCTATTAAATGTTCGTACAGTTTCAAAACCTAATATAAAATTATTAATTTTATTCATTAATTTATTGTCATATTTGATGTACACTTCATTATATTTTTCATATAATTTTGAAATATTTGCTAATATAATTATTGAAATGGTAAATATGATTAAAAATATAAATCCTGCATAAATATTAAGTATAAATATACTCCCTAATAGAAATACAAAATCAAAAATAATATAATTAATATTGAAAATAAACCATATTCCGCTTCGTGCAACTGTTTCTACTCTTGATTTTAATAAATTGATTAAATCACCTGTTTTATAACTAATAAAAATTTGATAATCAATACTTGACAATTTTTTCATAATATCTTCTGAAAATTTAATAAAAAATTTATTAGAAACTTTTTTTTGATATTTTATGTTTATCGTTTTTGATATTATACGTAAACTAACTAATAAAAAAAGAAATATACATAATGACAACAATTTATCATTATGTATATTATCAACTACATCTTTTACTACTATATTTTCTGTAGCATAGCAAAAAGAACATATAAATTGTAATAACATTATAAAAAAATATAATTTTTCTTTAATCATTAATTTAAATATTTTTTTCATTATTTTACCCTTTCCATTTTAAAAAATTTTAAATATCATTTATAAAATATCTTAATAATGTTAAAGCTCGGTCTTCATTTTGTCTTAGGATTTCTGCTACATACATATAATCTATTTTTGAATCATTTAAATCATTAGTGTTATATAATGTTTTGATAACAAAGTATTCGTCACACATTTTTAAATGAAATATAAATGTATCAATTATCGCTTGTTGCTGTTCTTCTGTCAAACTAAGCACATTCATTGTATCAACATATTTATAAGGTACATTCCAATAATAATCATATTCTTTATTACTAAGAATATCAATTAATTTTTCATATAATGCTATATTAAAACTATATAATTCATGTTTGCTATATCCATGTTTCATTAAATAACATACATTTTTTATTTTTCTAAATATATTCTTTATATTTCTTATTAAAGACATAGCCTATAATCCTTTCTATATGACTTTATGAGTGTTTTTTTATAATGTTTTGATATATTCTTCATCTATCAGTAAATTGTTCGATTTAAGGGCATTAGAGGCTAAATAATCACACCTTTCATTGTCTTTATCATTATTGTGACCTTTAACCCAAAAGAAATTTATATTATGAGTTTTTAATAAAGGCATTAACCGTTTCCATAAATCAACATTTTTTACTTCACTGTTTCCTTTTTGCCAATTATTTTTTTCCCAATTGTTTAACCATTGTTTGTTTACGCTATCTACAACATATTTACTATCACAATATAAATTAACATTACAAGGATATTTTAATACCTCCAAAGCTTTAATAACGGCTAATAATTCCATTCTGTTATTAGTTGTCAATATATAACCTTGTGATAATTCTTTTGTAAATATTTTACCATTTACTTGTGTAGATAAAACAACTCCATAACCACCATTACCTGGATTACCTTTACAAGCACCATCTGTATATATAGTAACTTGTTTCATTTGAGATTTATAATCATTTTTCATATTTTAATTTCCTTTCTTTATAATTAATTTGAAACTTATTATCAGCTTCTTGTATATGTTTTGGTTGTAATCCACCATCTAATAAATTATCTGTATAATATATTGTTCGTATTAAATGATTACCTATACCATAATAATCATATTGCTTTTTTGTAAAATCATCATCAATACTTATAAAATTAATATTTTCGTTTGTCTTTTGTAAATATGTTAATATTTCTAATGGTCTATTCCCTTTAATATAAGGTGTATGGTCTAATATTTTCATATTATATTTATTTAGTGAGTTTAATAAATAGTTATACATATTAATAGATTCAGTATTTTTATGTTTACCAATTAAATTTCGCCACGTTGAAGATAAAACAATAATTGCATTGTTATTATGATATATTGTTGATAATATTTTTAAATTATATTCATTAATTTCATAGTATTTACTTTTATTATCTATTATTGAATTAAAATATGCTGCTGAATTTAAAACACCATCTATATCTAAAAATATAATATTCATAATCTTACCTAAATATATTAATTAAATCATTTACTTTTGCTCTTGTTTTTTTACTAAAAACAAGAGTATCCTTATTATTCATATACCAATCATAAGTGTTACTTTCTTTATCCATACCTACCGCATACCAATCCAATAACATTTCAGCAATACTGTAATTATCCATATCTAAAGCAATTATTTTTTTGTTATCTCTTAATGTCCAATATTCTGGATGGTGTTTATTATGATTTTGATGATGTAACCATCCAATATAAAATAATTTTTTATTTGGTGTTTCATTATTTTTAGGATAATAATATTGTCTATATGCTTCATATTCTTCTTCATCTAACTTACTTATATCATGTGCTTCTATTATTTTTTTCAATTTAAAATAATCTATCTTTAACTGTTTACATAAAGTATTACCATATTTATTAAATGCCTTTTTTATATTGTCCTTATGTTGTATAATATATTCACAATATGTATCCATAATTTTCTCCTTTCAATTTTTTTCTCCTTTCAATTTTTGTTTTAATGTTTTGGAAACAATAAACTTAGCTCCTATATGAGCGTCAACAATAATAGGTTCTTTAGTTTCTAAATTTCTTGCAATCTTTTTCTTACGTTGCACTGTTGTAAATTTACCAAAATTAATTTGATTATAAGAATCTCCATTAATTAAAATTAATGTAATTTCATCAAATATACTTTGTAAAACTCTATTAATTTGTTCTAAACTTAAATCAGGATTTTTATTTTTAATTTTATTAACTAATTCTTCTTTTTTAATTTTCATTTCTTAAATCACCCATTATTTATATATAATAATGTAATGTCTTTATTATAAATAATTATTGATATTAGGCAAACTTTTTACCCAATCTAATAAATCATTGTTTACTTTTATAATTTTTTCATGAGTAAAATGGTTTCCTAATTTATCTTTTTGTCTAATAGAAAACATTATATTATATTGATTATGCTTATCAAGTATATCTTTATCTATTCTATTAAGAGAGGTTATTCGTATATCTGTTGGTTTAAAATAAGAAAAATGAGTGAAACACATCATAATTATTATTAAAAATTTTTTTGTTATTTTTTACTTCCAAAAATTAAATTAAAAAAAGATATTGATTTTAATTTTTAGATATGCTAAAATATAACCATAGTTAAGAATGATTAATTGTCGCAACGGTTATGCTTTCAGCATAACCTTCACATCAATGGCTGTTGGTGCAACCATTGATGTTTTTTTGTTAAATCAAATTTATTCATATGTTCTCTTTCTCTATTAAATTATAAAATTCATTTTCTGTTATAATGTTAATGTTATATTTTTTTGCCTTTTCAATTTTATGTTCTTTTGCTCCATCACCAATAATTAAATAATCTGTACTTTTTTTTATAGAACTAATCACTCCATTATTAGTTGTAATAATTTTTTCAAATTCACTTCTTGATATACTTAATTTTCCAGTAAAACAAAAAGACCGATTGTTTAAACCAAATTTCAATATTTCTTCTTGCTCGCCGATAATATTTAATTCAATTAATTTATTTATTAAACTGATATTGTTATCATTACTTAAATAATTTAGAATATTATTCACTATAACCTCTCCAAAAGTAGGTAAAACAATTAATTCTTCATAAGTACATTTAATAAGTTTATTTAATGTAATATATTTATTCATTAATATTTTACCTTTTTCAATAGATACATTAGGTATCATTAATCCATTAATAATTTTATCTAATGTATTATTTTTAGACTTATCAATATTATTAATAATCTTTGTAGCTAATTTTTTACCAACCCTATCAATACATAATAATTGATCCAAAGTCAACCTATAAATATCAGTAAAATCTTTAATAATATTACTATTATATAATTTTTCAATTAATGCTGAACCAAAATTATCAATTTTCATAGCTTTAATAAAATGCTCAATCTTGTTTAACTTTCTTCCTTCACAATAAACATTATCACATCTAATAAAAGTACCTTTTTTATTTAAAACACTACCACACACGGGACAAGTATTAGGAATGATAATTTCTTTTTCATTTCCTATTCGTAATTCTTTTATAACAGAATCAATTTCAGGAATAACGTCCCCATGACGTGAAACAATAATATGATCCCCTATTTTTAAATCTAACTTATTAATAATATCTACATTATGCAATGTGGGATTTGTAATTGTTGTACCACCTATATTAACAGGTTTAATTTTAGCTCTTGGAGTAATGTTGCCTTTATTACCTAATAACCACTCAACATCTTCTAAAATAGATATAGCAGTCATAGCAGGAAATTTATATGCAATGGCATAATTAGGATATTTCTTGTTAGTTCCTAACATATTCCAATCATCATAATGAATCGCTTTTATTACAATACCATCAATATTAAAAGCAAGATTTTCTCTCTGATTATAATACATATCAAATTTTTCTTTTAAAAAATCAATATTATTTTTATTCACTAAATTTATTTTAAGATTAAATAAATTATAATCATTAAGATTGATTTGTTCATTAAATTTATCAATCAATGTAACATTAAGTAAATCATCTTTAAACCATTGGGAAATTTTTTGCATAGATATTGCATAATTATAATACCATAATTTATCATTAATATATAAATTATAAGGAATAAAACGTAAATATTTAATAAAATTTTCATTAGGTATTTTATTCTTTACAATACCTGATGTCGCATTTCTAATATTCTGATATTGATTTTCTTTAGGTAATGACTTATTAATAATATTAAACCCTTCTTTTAAAAGAATGATTTCTCCTATTATTTTAACCTGATTATTTTTAAAATCATTATCATATATGTGATATGGAATATTAGGTATCAATTTAACTGTTTCGGTGTTATCTTCTCCTATTGTTCCATTTCCTCGTGTGGAACCTTGAATTAACTCTCCGTTTTCATAAATTAACTCGTTAGCTAATCCATCATATTTAAATTGAAAATTAAAAAAGTTTACTCCTTTATCTACCATTTTACTTAACCATATAATAAAATCATCAAAAGTTAATACCTTGTCTAATGATAATAAAGGAATTGTATGTACTACTTTGTTAAAAGTATTCTCTGCTTTTTCTCCAATATTTATTGTTGGAGAGGCAACATTTTTATATTGAGGATATTTATTTTCCAATAATTTTAATTCTTCTAATAATTGATCATACAAAGAATCATTGATATTATTGCTTGCATTTTTATTAAAATATAAATTATTTTGTTTATTTATTAAATCTCGTAATTGTAATATTCTTTTTTCTATAGTATTCATAATAGTCCTCCATAATTTTTTACTTATATTATAACACATTTATATATAAAATAAAATATATTTTTAAAAATTAAATTTGATTATTAAATATTAAATTTTTTATTTGGTACCTCATATACAACATTATTTATCTATCACATATATTAAATACTGCTATGATTTTTTTACAAATGTAAATTTATAATCAGACAAATATATATCAATTATATCTCCATCTTTTAATTTTTTATTTGTAATAGCAATAATAGTTTGACATCTTTCGTTATACTTATAACTTAATTTGTAAATATAATTTTTTGTTAAATATATAGTTGGATTAATATAGTATAAATCATTTTTTATATAAACTATTCCTAAAAATATTAATGTAAGCAACGCAACAACCATATCTTCAATACTAGCAAAAGAAAATCCAATTAATGAAATCATAAATAAAGATAAATAACCTAAAAAATAATCCCCTGTTTTATTAGATACATTCAAGACTTTTATTTTTATAGTTGCCATCTTTTCATTGTTTTTTAAAAATAATAAAAAAAAGAAATAAATTACAATAAAAAATATTAATCCTATTACTACTAAAATATTTTCCTTAAAGTCCCAACTATTTCTACCGTTGTAAATATCAATAATTAATATTATTATTGATTTTATCCAAACAATAAACAACATAGGCAAAAATGCTGATAAATACATTAAAACTTTTTTCATAATCACATTTCCCTTTTTTTATAATTTTATTGCTAAATAAAGTCCTCAAATAAACTGCTTTCAATGTATATATTACCATATATTTATAATAAATTGCATTTTTTTTAGAAATCAAAAAACTTCTTTATACTTTATAATAATATTATTTTTAAATTATGGCAATCTGAACATACAATTTTCATATTGTTCTATTTCTTTTGCTAATTTGTTTAAATCATTTATAATTGTTTTTTGTAACGCTCTTATTTCATTAATGGGTTTTTTATCTATAATAGATATAATTTCATTACATTGTATGTTATATTTATTTATTAATATTAGTATATTTTTTTGCATATTATAAATCTTCCTTTCTGTTGTTAAATAAATTCCAAACTATTAATAAGTTCATCAATTAAAATGATTTTTTAATTATAATTCTCCATAATTTTTTATTTATAAAATAATATTTTATAATATAAATGTAAATATATTTTTTAAATAATTTAACAAAAAATAAAAAAAAGGTAATTAATTACCTTTCTTTTATTTAAAAATATTATTAATTAAACTGCCATCTATAAGTAATATCTCCCCAGAATGAAACATATACTTCAATAGTTTCCCATTCATGGGTATTTTCATTTTCTATATCATAGGTTTCAATAATACCTTGTTCGAAACCTTCTCCCCATCCATCGGCATATTCTCCTATAATAAAATCTTTAACAACATTTAATTCTTCATTTGTTAGTTTTCGGTTTGCTTTTACAACCGCATTTGCCTTAGCTCCATCAATTTTAACAATAATAGAATCAATAATAGATTGCATATCATCATCAATATATTCTGCCAAACCTTTAGGTCCCATTTTACTCATATCATCATTAACATAATTAGATAATTCGCTAAAATAACCAAAATTACTATTTGTTATTTCATAATCGAGATCCTCTTTTGTTGTATTGTTATATTCATGTGCTATCATTGTACTTATCAATGTATAAGTTATCGTTTCTGCTTTTTTTACTAATCTTTTCATATTGGTATTCCTCCTTAAATATTTTCTATAATTATATATAACATAAAATTATTAGAATGTCAATATATTATTTTTATTAATAAGAAGATTTTAAACTATCATAAAAATCATCAAATGTTTTTATATTATTAATTGTTAATTTGTTTGTATTTAAAACCAATAATTGATAACCTTCATCAAAATATGGTTCAATGGCATCATATCCTTTCATTTTACTCCACAATCTTTTTGTTGCAATATCTGTTATATTTCTATTAAACGTTTCCCCTGATATTAAACTTTTTTCTTTGCGTACATCTTCTATAGTACACCCATTATTTATTAATTCTTTTGCCATTTGATGTGAAGTCGGCATATTTTCTTCTTTTATTATATTAAGGTTACCTTCCATTTCAACAATATAATCTCTATGTTGTAATAAATTATCCCATTTTAATATATAGTCTTTATTTGTTATATATAAACCTGGACCCATTTCTTGTTGTGTGTTTTGATAATCATTACTAATACTAAAATTTTCATTATTAGTAGCGTGATAAAATATATCACTAAGTCTTACTAACCGTTTCATTAAAATCACCTTATTATTTAATTTTTATAATATTATCATATAGGCAAGTATATTTATTTATTTGTTGATTTATATGATAATGTCCAAAATACCAATGTTTAAACTTTGTACTTTCACTTATCATATTAAAATAATTATTTAATACGCTAGGTTTATAAGATGTATCTATTTTATTTAAAATATTAGTTGGGCAATCATGAGTTAATATGTAATCAACATTAAAATTGTTCTCTTCTAACATATTTAATCCGTAATGAATTTCATTTTCATTGGGTAATTCTTCTTTCCACCAACTTTTATTTTCTATCCTAAATTCTTTATCTATTGACTTTGCACCACCAAAAGTAAAGAATTTTTTATATTCTATATTAAAAACATTTCCTCTCATTAAATGTATTATATTTTTTCTTATATAATGAACATATCCATCATTCCATTTGTATATAGGCAACGCATTTAATAAACTAAAATTTGAATGATTCCCGTCTATAAATAAAATATTAAAATTTAATTTAATTTCTATTTTATCAAAAATATTTGTCTGTGATTTATTCCAATAACCAAAATCACCTAATATTATAACATAATCATTATTATTTAATTTATTTTTTAAATTAAATAATTTGGTAAAATCACCATGACAATCTCCTGTTAAATATATCATTTTTTATCTCCTTTTATAAATATATATCTTAGATAATTTTTTATTAAGTATAGTTTTTAAAATTAACTATATTAATAATCATAAGTTTTATCAAATTTCATACGATTATAAGTAGAAGTTCCTAAAATATAATTTTCATTAGTTTGCAAAAATGAGTTTTTAATTTCTCTTGGTTTAAAATTATCTGTTTTTCTTTTATTGATTATTTTTTTAGCATTAAAATTTATACTTTTTTTATTTATCATTTTACATTATCACCGTCCAAATTTCTTTTTAATATTTTTATAAATGTTATATAATTTTTCTTATTATACTTTCTAATTGTTTTAAATTGCTGCATTCGAATACTTGTTTACAACAATATTTATAATTATTAAAATTATCATCCCATTCATTTTCTTTTACAGGATTGAGCCAATAAATACATTGACATTTTTGTTTTATGTCAAATAAATAATTTTCTCCCGTTTCTTCCCCACCGTTCTTTGCATCACCAATTATTATTATTTTAGTTTTTTTATCAAAGTGTTTTTTACTAAACCAAAATAATGTATTGCCATAATCAGTTCCATAGCCTAAATTACTTGTTCTATATATTGTTTCAACTGTATTAATTATATCTTCGCTTGTTTTTAAATCTTCTGTTATTTCTTTTAATTTTTCCATAAACACATATATTCGTACTTCTTTAAATATTTGTTCTATTCCAATTATAATTTGTAAAATAAATTTAATATAATTTAACATACTACCAGATATATCACATAATAACACTAAATTAGTTTTTTCTTTTTTTCTTTTTTTATAATAAATATCTTTAATTACTCCACTTTTTATACTTTTTCTAATTGTTGTTTTTATATCAATACTTCCTTTATTTCCTTTTATTTTTTTTCTTATATATATATTATACATTTTCCTAATAAGCATATCAAGCAATTTTTGTATCTTCTTTATGTCACATTTACTTAATTCAATAAAATCTTTATTATAAAAATTTTCATCTTCATTATCCATTATTTCTTTAATTGTAGTTATCCCGCTTTTTCTTATTTTATTTTTTTCTACTTCTTCTTGTATATATTGCTTTAATTTTTCATATTTATTTTCTATAAATTCTTGATTTTGTTTTGTCATACTTTGAGTTTTACTCATTTCATATCCTTGTTTAATAAGCGTATTTTCTATATCTCGTTGTAAAGTTTGTTTATTATAATTTATACTATTGGCTATTTGTTTTGCTTCTTGTTTTAATTGTTCATCTCCCCCCATAGAAAACATATCTATCTTATTTTGTAGATTATTATTAAATGTATTCTTTTCACTAAAGTTTTGTTGCTCAAATTCCTGTTGCTTGAAATCAGTATATTCTATGTTTTTTTCTTGTCCTATTTCATTATTGAAATTATCAAAAGATTGTTGCATTTGAGTAAATAAATTGTCAAACTGCTGTTCATTGACTTCTATCTGTTTCGTTTCTTCTTTATAAATAAAAAACATATTAAATATCTTGTTAAACATCTTTATGTTTTCATAATCTTTTATTAAAATACTACAAAGTGATGTCTTAAAATCTTCTTTATTTTCTATTGAAATTTGTTCGATTGCTTTAATACTATCAATGGTTTCAGCAATTGAAATTCTTATATTCATAGAACGCAATATATTAATAAATTTTATTATACTGTCAACCATAAAACTTCTCCTAATATATTTTAACCTAAAAAAGTAATACAATATATATCGTATTACTTTTTAAATTTTTGATTACTTTTGATTTTGCATAAATGATTGTTCAAATAAATCCATAGCAGTACCAATATCATAATTCTTTATCATATAATCTATACAATCAAGACTACATCCCATTAATATGCCATAATTTACAGCCTCCATTTTTTTTGCATCTTTTTTAGGATCTGCTAACATAAGCATTTCATAATCATCATATCCTTTTGCTAATCCTTTTAATATTTGTTCAAGTTGATCTAAATCAAATTTACCTTGATCAATATATTTTTTAATATTATAAGCAGAAACTCCTGCATTAAGAGTTGTTTCAATATCCTTTAAAATATATTCATCATAATTACCACTATTAATACATTCGTCCAAAAATGCTTGTTGTTTATCATCTATTGCTTTTCTAATTAATCCTTTTTTTGCAATTTTTCTAATTGATTGTTGTACAAGTCTTTTTATAATACTATTACATTCCTTTTTTTATTTTATATATATTTATATATAATGTATAATATATATTTTATAAATTTTTATTTTAATCACTATAAGTGATTAAGTTTTCTATAAATTCTTGAAGTTTATTTCTTTCATTTTCTATGTTATTAATACCATTTTCAATTTTTATATCTTGTTTTATATTTAAAACATTGCTATATATATTATATGTTGCTTTCAAATTATCTTTTGTATTTAAAAAAATAAAAAATTCTTCATCTTTATAAAATTTTAAATCATTTAATAGAGTACTTATATTTAATTTTAAATTATTAACCTTAGAAATAATACTAATATTACTTATATTAAAATATTTTTTTAATTTATCAATAATAAATAAATCTTCTACTTTATCCGTTTGATAAATAATTTTTTTAGGATACTTGTCCCCTATCTCTAATAACTTAAATTCTATTTTACCATTTGTTGATATATTACAAGTATATTCTTTGCCTTCATTATATTTAAAATTCAATTCTTTATTATCATTCATAAAATTAGAATATTTTTTATATCCTGTTTCTGATTTTAACATCTTATAAAAAAATATATATTCTATTTTAGGTTTCATTTGTATATCAGTACCGAAATCAAAATATTTTTTTAAATTTGTAGCAAATATTAAAGGATGCTCTTTTACTCGTTCACAAAATATTTTTGCCGACTTATCATTAACTAAAATATTATAATTATTACATTTTAAGTTTATTAATGATTTCATATTATTAACATTTATATCTGCCGATAACCATTGTGATAAAGATATGTTAGATTTAATTTGTTGTTTATCTGTATTTATATATTGTGTTGTACCATTTTGAACTAATTCTAATATTAAATCAAAAGAATAAATATCACATTCAAGCATAATAGAATCTAAACTATTTGGAAAAATAATATTACCTTGGTTATTGTCAACAGATGTTGTAATGGTACAAATAGATGATATTATTAATTCTGCAATATATAATGAATAACAATAACATTTTATATTATTAGATGAATAATCTATTTTTAAAATTCCAGGTATAATTAAATTATCATCATCCGCTTTACAATTAGGATAATTAACAAATGGTGATATTATTTTATCTTTATTATTTTGATTTAGAAAATTAATTAATATTTTCATATAGTCAACCTTCTTATCATTTTATATATATACTTTCATATACAATACTATTGTTTGATTTACCTATTGTTCTTCTAAAACTACTATTACCACTTAATATATATTGATGTTGTGTGTAAATATCATTAGGAACATTATATGTATTATCATTATTACCACTTATACCATCAAATGATAAAATATACTTACTTTTAATATTTCTTAAATATTCCCATAAATTATTATAATCTATATTTCCATAATACATTCCTTTAGTATGTATATATGGTGGATCAAGATATACAAAATCATTTTTATTAGGAATGATATTTTCATATGATTGATTTATAAACAATACATTATTATCATTAAGTATATTACTCCATTCAATACATATTTTTCTAAACGTTTTAGGTTTAATTCCATTTCTATTATAATGAACAGATGTATTAAATTCACCTTTTTTATTCCATCTTGGCATTCCATTCATACAAGTTCGTAATAAAAATAAAAAGTCTTTACAATTGTTTTGTTTATTAAAACGTTCTCTAACTTCATAATAATATTTATTATTTTTTATAAATTTTTCTCTTTCTATTTCATAATAATCACATAATGAATTTGGATTGTTTTTTATTTCATTCCATAAATTTATTAATGAAGTTGAAATATCACTACAGATATAACGATTAACTTCTATATTACTATCTAATAATTGTCTTAATACAGCAGCTCCACCACAAAATGGTTCATAATAAGTATCAATTTTATTAGGAAAGTATTTTAATATTTCTTTTGCTTGTGTTCTTTTACTACCTGTCCATTTAATAACTGGTTCATACATTTTTATATCTCCTACTTTCTTATTTATATATAAAATAAAAAATAAAAAATTTTTAATAATAAAAAAGTTTTGATAGAACATTATATAAATTTTTATTAATTTTTTCATTAAATTAATAATATGTTAAAATTTTAAACATAATAAAAGGAGTATTTAAGTACTCCCTTTATTGGTAATATAAAATTTTTTTATTGAATATATTTATGATAATTTATTTAAAAAATTTTTTTCGGACTCATAGGTCGTCATTGTTTTTTGTTTAGTAGGTTGTTGCGGTGAATATGAATTTTTTTTTATATTCGATATAATTTTTTATTAGTATTAATATCATAAGTTGTTTTTCTACGTCTTACTATTGAGCGAGCTAAAATTGGCATATTAATTCCTCCTAATTGGATTGCTTTCACATAATTGTATAAACATTTCTAATTTTTTCATCTTAATTACTTCCTTGTTTTATTATATTTATGTTATATTAAATAAAACAATCATTGTTAATTTTTACTTAAAAATCCCATTCGCTATCATTAATATCAGTTATATTATTAATTTTAATGATAGATTCTTTGGGAATTTCTTTATAATATTGACTAACTTTTCTATTTCCTAAGTCTATATCATTTTGTGTTTTAAGTAAAATACTTATTGTTTGTTTTATTATTGTAGGATTTAATTGTTCTATATTAAGACTAACTAAAGCTTTTGCCCAATCAATAGTTTCAGATATAGATGGCTTTTTATCCAATTTATCATTTCTTATTTTATCTATAAAACTAACTATTTGAGACACTAACACATTATTAATATTTGGTATTTTAGATAAAACTATATTGATTTCTTGTTCAATCGTAGGATAATCAATATATAAATATAAACATCTTCGTTTTAGAGCATCGGATAAATCTCTTTTGTCATTTGACGTTATAAATACTAATGGTTTATTCTTGGCTTTTATTGTTTTATTTTCAGCTATTGAAATTTGTTGCTCTGCAAGCAATTCTAATAAAAATGATTCAAAATCTTCATCAGCTTTATCTATTTCATCTATTAATAATACTTCTTTTTTATTAGATACAATAGATTTATATAATGGTCGAGCAGATATAAATTTTTCACTATATAATTCTTCTTCTAATTCTTCCCAATTTTGATTATTTTTATTGGCTTCAATGTACAATAATTGTTTCTGATAATTCCAAGAATACAATGCTTCTTCACTAGATAAACCGTCATAACATTGTAATCTTATTGGATCGTTATTATTTAATAATGTAGATATTTTCTTTGCTAATTCTGTTTTACCTACCCCTGGAGAACCCATTATTAATATTGGTTTTTCTAATTTATATGCTAAGTAAACAATTAATGCTATATTTTTATCACAAATATAACCATTATTATTTAATACTTCATATAATTTTTTAGGAGAACTAAATATATTAAAATTTTGATTATTTGCCATATTTTAACATTACCTGCCTTTTTAAATATTCATTTATATTATTATAAATAAAATAATATTATTTTTTTATATAAAATATTGTTTTTTTATTGCGAATATTATATAATAAATATAAAGATGATAATTAGTTAAAGATGATAATTATTTAAAATTGTATTAATAATCTTATCACATATAAAGAGAAAACAATTAAAATATTTAAAATGAAAGGAAATAAATATGTTTACAAAACAATATAATAAAAAACAAAAAAATGAAATAGCAATAGGTAAAAAAAATAACTTAAACACATCAATATATGAAAATCCTAAATTTACTTGGGAGCAAATGTTTCAAATTAGAATAGGGTTACAAGATAAATTGGATGTAACTTGGTATGCCAAACAACAATTTAATTTTTATCAAATGAATGAAATACGAATAGGACTAAAACAAAATTTAGATGTATCTTGCTACTGTAATTTTAATTATAACAACGCACAAATGAAATTAATAAGAAAAGGATTGGAATATGGATTAGACGTTTCCATATATGCGAATCCTGAATTCAATGAATTTCAAATGTATCAAATACAAATGGGATTATTAGGTAACTTGAATGTTTCATTATATGCGAAAAAAGAATATGATAAAGATCAAATGTTTCAAATACGAAAAGGGATAGAAGAACATTTAGATGTATCATTATATTGTTCCCCTAAATATAATTATTCACAAATGTCAGTAATAAGAGAAGGATTGGAAGAACATTTAGACGTATCACAATATACTAATCCGTTATTATCAAGTGAGCGAATGAGGATAATACTACATGGATTAATGAAAAATTTAGATGTATCTATTTATAATAGTGCATTATTTGGTTCAGAACAAATGGCAATAATAAAAGAAGGACTAGAAAAAAATTTAAATGTTTCTTTATATGCAGATCCTGAATTTACTGTTAAACAAATGGAAATAATTAAAACAGGATTAGAACGTGGAATAGATGCACAATTATATGCTTATAAAGAGTATGATGCAGAACAAATGACATTAATAATGAACATATTAAAAACAAAAACTTATTCTTAAATAATAATATATATTATAAATGTATTATTGTTTATAGAAGACAATATAGAAATAAATTACAAAAAGAGAGTATCTAAATATAAGATACTCTCTTTTTTATTATAAAATTTCTACTTCGTCATCATCATCAGTATTACTATTTTGTATGTTATCTTCATCCTCTAATATATCTGGTAAATTAGGATCAATATCCCAAGTAGCACCATATTTTGATATAATGACCTTAAAATCTTCTAAATCGTGTTTAACTAATTTTTCAAAATCTTCATCAATGTGCATTAATTCATGTAACATTAATAAATGTAATTGAGCATCATTCATAGATACAATACAAGGTTCATATACTGTAATGATAAACTTAACTGAAGTCATAAATGTATATGGAGGAGTTACTTTTCTTGTTTCAGCATATTTTTTAGGTGATTTAGATGTTTCTTTTAGAAATAATATTTTATTAATATCAAAATTACCAAAATTTTGAGGATATTTATTAATTAATCTTTGTGCAATATCTTTATATTCGTCAGCGATTTCTAATGCCATAATTATTAACTTCCTTTCTTATTTATTTTATATATTATATATACAAATTATAAATAAAAAAAGAACATTAAAACAAAAAAAGACCTAATATAAAATATTAGGCCTTAAAAACATTTTGTTTGTTTTTAATACATATCTTCTTTTAAATCCATTAAGTAGTCAGCAGACACATTAACTACATCACAAATTGTTTTTAATAAATGCAATGTTGGATCTTTTTTACTGGTCATTATTGAATTTAATAAATTTTCAACTTTGCTTAAAGGGGATCTATGTTCCTTTTGTATTGCTTTTAATAAATCCTCTCTTGTCGCTCCTGTTTCCTGCATTGCTTGATTTAATCTTTCTACATTAAAGTATGTTTTTCTCATTTTTTAAAAACTCCTTTCTTTTGTTTATATCAATATAATAACACAAAAATTAAACAATGTCAATATTTTTATACTATTTTTTAATCTTTTTATTTTAGCAACTCTTAAATGTTGATTCCTATTCTCATAATCTTCTTGTTCATCATTTTTATTTATATAATTTTCATAATCATTCATATATTCTTCCATTTCGTCATTTTCATCTATTACATTTAAAGCTTCTTCTACTGATAAACCTAAATCTAATAATTTTTTTATTTCCTTTAAATCTTTATTTGTTTTATAATAATCTTTTAAATACTCCATATCGCTTTCATTAATATCATACTCGGTAAATAATATAATAAGTTCTTCTTCATTATTAGCAATTAAGTCTCTTAATGTCTTAAAATTAGAATTATTGGAATAATGAGTATGTATATCTTTCATTAAATCTATATGTGAATTATCCGCTCCTTGTAAATATACAGTAGCAATATTAATTAAAGTCCATTCTGTAGAATTATCTAACGTACTAAAATTTTTATTACATAAATCAATTATATTATTAACATCTTGTGCAAAAACTACAATTTTAGATGTATTATATAATTTTGTTAATAATCCATTATTATAAAATACTACAAAATTATCATCACTTAATTTATCATAATCTACATTTTTATTAAAATTATAAAATTGAAATGCTTGCTCTTCTGTTATATCTGTTTTTCTATGTGTTAGATAATATATGTATCTATCAAATTTAATTCCCTCTAATAAATTATTTTTAGCTATATAAATAATCACTTTATACAAATCTTCATTTGTATAACCTTCTTCCATTAATGCTCTCATACCTTTTATAACATTATCATTTAAAACACTTCCTACATATTTCATAAAGTCTGTAGAAAACAATTTAGAATCCATCATTTCATTTAAAAATTTCATTTCTTTGGCATTAAAATAACCATCTTCTGTTTCTGCTAATTTAATATTTTTTTTATAAAAATTTAATATACTATATTTAAACATAATATATTTTAAATATTCGTTTTCTTTTCTTATTAATCTTTTCAAATAAAACACATTTTTTATATTTTACTATAAAAATAAATCAATTATATATTTTTATAATTAAAATACCTCTCTATTAAATAATAGAGAGGTGTAATAAAGTGTTAAAGATAGATAATCTAACTATAATAATTTAGAAATTAATTCTTTATTATAAGAAATATCTTCCAAATAAGATATTGCCTTTTTTATATCAGGATTTTCATTAGGATATCTTTTTTTAAACTCACTACTATTTTTATTCCAAATATCCCGATTTGCATATATTGTACAATTAACATCATTTGGTTCAAATATAGAATTTTTTAATATACCACTTGATATAGCTTGTTTAGGTTCGCTCATAAAATCTATCCCTCTTTCTAATTATTATTTTTCTTGTCTGCTTAATGAATTATACGTTTTTAAACAAGATTATTGTTATATATTTTCTGTTTTTTCTAATTATAAAAAAATGTCATAGAAACTTCTATGACATTAACCAAGCATAAACTTGGGTGACCTTGTCGGTCTAATTTAATAATAAAAATTGATTTTGCCAATCTAAAAATATGTAATATAAGCACCTATTAAAAGATAACATAATAGTTGAATTTTGTCAAGTGTTTTATTAAAAATATTTAATAACTACTTATATAATACACAAATCTTTTAAGAATAGAATATTTCTAATTTATAAAGATATTATTTTAAATATTTGTTTTTTCATTATAAATAATAATTTAATCACTCAATATCATCAATAATTCCTGTAAAAACGCTCCGAAAAATTTTTTCTTGTTCTTCATCAGTAACTAAATAATCTATATCATTACATATCTTCAAATAGTTTATATGTCCATCCAATTTGTCATTTTGATTTTTTCTTGACATTCTGTTTTCTTTTAAACATTTCAATTCCTCGTTATTAAACCATGTAGTCTTATTCTGTTCTTGTTCTATCATACTACTTCCCCTCCTTTTACCTATAACTTTTTCTCATTATTATATTTAATTTGTTATATTTAACTTATTATAATACTCAATATAAATTTATAAAATAAAAAAGGTTATCACTTAAACAAATTTTGTTAATGCAATAACCTTTTAAATGTGATTATGTAATTATTTTTTAAAATGATTTTCTAAAATACACTGACCACCAATAAATTTTATTTCGTCCCAACCAACAGTTTCAGCCTTATTCTTAAACCAATCTTGTACTTTATCAGTAACTTTTGTTACATTTTCTTCATCAGGATGTGTTTGATTGTAAATTCTTAAAACTCTTTCATTATTTACAACAACACAAGGATCATTTTTTGACCTATCATCTGGATCAGGAAAAGCACATTGTCCAATCATTCTCATATAATCTTCCTTTCTGTTTTTTTTATTATTATACAATGAAAAATAGAAAAAGTCAAGTTAATTATATTTATTTCTTTAACATTATTTTGTGATTTATAAACCTACATATTTCAATAAATTTAATTAACTAAATTAGAAACATCTAAGATATTACTATCAGAACTAATTACTTTAGGCATTTCGCCATTCCATTTATTAATAAATTTATCTTTTAAAATATTATCTGTAAGTTGTTGATTTTTTAATTGATTAGCTGTTGCTTCTGCTTGTGCTTGGGATATTTTTTGTTCATTTTCAATTTTAATTCTTTCAAAATCTTGTTGTGCTTTTAAAGCATTTTGTTGAGCGGTTTGTTTTGCCTCTATAGCTTTATTATATTCCTCACTAAAATTAAAATTTAAAATATTAAATTCCATTATGTTTATACCATAATTAGAAATTTTACTGTTTAATTCTTCTTTCATTTTGTTACTAATTGTTTGTCTTGTAGTTATACATTCTTCCGCTGTGTAATTCGCAACAACAGCTTTTACACATTCTTGTATTGCAGGTCTTATAATTATATTTTCTACATTTTCACCAATAGTTTTATAAATAAAAACTGATTTATCAGGTGAAATTTGATAATTAACTGATACCATAGATTTAATGGTTTGTAAATCTTTTGAAGCTGCTTCACCTTCAACATCAGTTCTTAATATCTTATTATTGATTTCAATAACATCTGTTACAAATGGTGTAACTAAATGAACACCTTCTCTTAGCGGTTCTTCTTTTATTGCTCCCATTTTCTTTACAACACCAGTTTTACCACCGTCAACAACAACTATACTTGACCAAATTAAAAAAACAAACACAAGAATAAGAATAATAAGTATTAATATTTTAACAATAGGTTTTTTAATAATAGATTTAATTTTTTCCATAATATTTTCCTTTCTATTTAAAATATAATAATATTATATCATATATTAACAATTAATACAATACTTATTTTAATAATTTACTAAATGAAACTTCTGAATTTTTATATCAGAAGTTTCATTTTATATAAATACTATTTAATTTCTTTTAATTTTTTTTTCAATCCTGAACTAAATACAAATTTAGGTTTATATTGTTCTGGTACATTAATTGTTTCACCTGTTCTTGGATTTCTTGCCTTATAAGCTTTTTTTAATTCAACTTTAAAGGTACCTAATCCTGTTTGATTATATTCATCTTTTGATAACAATACCTCTTCAATAGAATCAAAAACTGCCTTAATTGCTTTCTCTGCTTCTGTCTTCTTTAACTCCATCTTTTCCGCTACTAAACTAATAAATTCTGCCTTTGTCATTTTATTAACCTCTTTTCTTAACTTATAATTTAATATAATGTTTATATAAACATTACATTATTATATATACAAAATATATTATTTTTTATAATTAATTTTTAACAAAACTTTTATTTATTTAATTTATATTTTAGTTTTATAGTTATTAATTCATTTTTACTCCATTGCCATATTCTAAAACACTATCAGGAATGATATTAGTATATTTATTCATTTCAGGATAAGTATTTATTAATTCTTCATAATATTGCCATGCTGCTCCTTTATTACCTACTTCATTTAAATATAAATTAAAATTATCTTTATATTTTTTATAATTTTCGTTGCTCATACCTCTTATTTTACTAAATGTAGCAAATGAAAGTTTTTTAAAAAAATTAGGTTGATTACACCAACTTGAAAAATTAATATATATACCTCTCCATTTACTTGTATAACATCTTTCAAACCTCATTATATAAGGTACTGCTGAATATTTTGCTAATATAAATATTCTTTCAAACGTATCTATAATATCTTGTTTCCAAAAATTTTCATCATATTTGTTATTTCTATCAAATCCACATAATACATAAAATTTTAAATTTTTTTTAAAATTAGGATATATTTCAAATATGCGTTTTAATTTACTTTCAATTAATTCTCTATCCGCAATATTATCAAATGCAAATATATAATCTTTACCATATTTCCAAGAAAACACCTCTTTTATTGTTTCATCTGTTAGTAATCGTTCATCTAATCCTTGTTTAAATTCAAAACTTTTACCTGTTTCCTTTACTTCTTTAATAATATTTTTCCAATCCTTACAAGCTAAAAAGTTATCATCAAGAAAACATAATTTAGGTCTTGTCTTATCCATAAATTCATATACGCTGCTATGTTTTACTGCTTGTCTATAATTTTTATTTACACAAAACTCGCATTGTCTAAAACAGCCTCTTGTTAAAAACCCTATACTATAATCAGTATAATATTTAAGTTCTTTTGATTTTACTCCATTTTTTAATTGTTTATTAATCCAATCATTATATAAATTATAATCTGGTATATGATGTTCAATTTCATATTTCAATGGCTTTGCTTTATCGTAACAAAAACCAGTACCACCATATTCAACATTATCTAAAGATAAAATTGTTTTATCTATGTATGTATCAGTAAATACTTTAGAAATAAAAACCTTATCATATTGTTCTAAATTATTATAATCTAACTTTAATTCTACTTTATTATTTAATTCTTTATAATATGCTGATATTTTCATACAAGCTAAATTAGGAAATCTATGCTTTTTTCGATATATCAAATCAGCATCAATAATAGCTATTTTCATAAATTCTCCTTTCTTTTGTTATAAAATAATTTATATTCTCTTGTATATTGATAACTATTTTTAAAAATATTATTTATTGCCTTATATATTTTAGGTTCATATTGATTAACAACATTAATTTCAAATTCAAAGTTTTTACCAAATAGGCAACCAACGCAATCAGTTCTATTTAATTTATATTTACTATAGCAGTCACTATGTTAAATATTATAAAAATTTTCATAACATTGTTTATCTTCATTTTTATACCAAAATGTAGGTCTATATTTGTTATAATTATCATTATTATCAAAACAATTTTTATAAGCTATTGTTCTAATACCGCCTTCTGATTTTCAAATCCCTGTTATTTCTAAATCTCCATTTAGTTTTTTATTACTTTTTTCATAATATCTTTTTTGTATATTTACAACACTTATTAGAAATTTTAAAATTAGAAGGATTATTTATTATGAATTCTTTTAAAAATTTATTTCTTTCTATGTTAAATATATTACTTTTGTTACAATTATACCACCATTATAACGCAATCTTACAATTAGAATGTTTTTTATATAAAATATTAAATTCTTCACTTTCCCATTGAAAACTATGTCTTTGTAAGCGTTGCAACATTTCACTAACATATTTAGATAAAAATGGTTCGCTATATATTTTGCAAATTAAAGGAATAGAATATTGTGGTTTATAAATTTCAATATTTATATTGTATTTATTACATAAGTATTTTATATGTTTTTTTGTAGCCTGATACTCTAATCCAGTATCTATATAAACATATTTTATTTTTTTATCATTATCACACTTATAACAAATATCTAAAACTAAATCACTATCCTCACCCCCGAAATTGCACAAATTGGATTTTTGTATTTTTTATTATTTATTATAGAATATGCCCTTATAAAATTATCTCCTATAATTTTATTTTTTGGCATATTATCTAATATTTCATTTATATTCAATTTTCTACACCTACTTTTTCACAAGTATATATTTCATCTTTATCTTGTACAACATAATTCCCTACAGGAATAAAAATATTTCTATCTTCTTTTTTAATATATAAATCGTAGGGTAAACCATTTTGGTGATCTTGTTCTACGTCACAAAATAATATCCCTTTTTTATGAAGTTCTATTGCCCATTTAGGTATACAATAATTTCCTTGATAATCTAAAATATCTCCTTGATATTGAAAATACTGCATATTATATCCTCCTTATATAACTTTTATTTGACTACCCTTTATTTGGTCTTTAGTTATAACAATTTTTTTATCAAATACATCTTTTAATTCTTCGATATGCGTTATGATAAATATTTGTTTAAACATACTGCTTAATTTATTAACTGTTATTATAAAGTTTTCTTTACCTTCATCATCTTGTGAACCTAATCCTTCATCAATCATAAAAAACTCAATATTAGACTTTGCTCTTTTTGATAAAAATTTAGATAATCCTATATGACAAGCAAAATCTATCCTAAATTTTTCACCACCACTATATGTTTCATATGTTCTATCATCAGTTTTATCATGTATTATAATGTCTAATGTTTCCATTGTATTTGTTAATTTTTTATTATCTTTTTGTGTAATAAATTCTATATTAATAGAACTATTAAATAATATTTTCAATATTTCATTTATTTCATTTTCTATATCTGGTAAAACATTTGCAATAATATCAGCCTGTATACCCTTTTTACTGAAAGCCGTTATTAAAGAATCATAATCTTGAATTTTTAAATCTATTTTATCTATTTCTTTTTTTAATTTATCACATTTCTGTTTACTTATTTTAATATTATTTAATCGCTCTTTATAAACAGCATTTGAAGCTAATATTTCTTTTTCTTCATTTTCTAATGCCATAATTTTAATTTTTAAATCTTCATCATTAAATGTTTTTTCTTGCACTACCTGCATACATTTTAATTTTTTTTGTATTGCTTGTAATTCTTTTTCTATAACTATTTTTTCTTCATCTATTTGTTTTTTATTTGATTTTATCTCTTTTAATATATCATTATAATTTAAAATATTAGTTTTTATATTATCTATAGCTAAAGTTAGTTTTTCTTTTTGATTAATATTTTTATTAATTGTACTAATATTGCTTTCAATATCTAATAAATCCTTTTTACTAATATTGTATTTTTCTTTTATTTTTTGTATCTTTGTATCTATTATTTCTTTACTGTTTTTAACATCTTGTATGTTTTGATTAATATCATTTATTTTATTTAATATAATTTGTAAATTTTGTTGTTTATGTTCAACTGTTATATTACTTCCACACAATTCACAAATACCTTCATTGTAATCATTTAATCTATTATATTGTTGCTGTAATTTATTTTTTTCTATTTCTCCCCAATGTATTTTATTTTCATATTCTAATTTAATTTTATCTTGTTGTTCTTTTTGTTTTAAAATATCTTCAATTTCATTATTTTTTTCAATCTTTTTTCTGTTGAAAGTTTCAATATCATCTATGACTATCAAATCAAGTTCTATTTGTTTATTCGTTAAATCTTTTTTTAATTGTAATATCTTGTTTTTAGTATTTGTAAATTTATTTTTTAAATTACTAATCTTATCATTATAATTATTTAATTTATGTTGTACATACTGTTCATTATCTCTTAATTGTTTTGATTGCTTATATAATTCTTCATATTCAAATTTTTCTTTTTGTACTTTTTCAAATTCATCTTTTAAATTATTTAATTTAATCAATATAGCATTATGTTTATTTGTATTATTAAATAAATTGTCTTTATATAAATTTTCATTGTTTAAATCTTGTGATAACAAATCTAATTTATTTTTATAATCGGATAATTGCGAACTTAATTCTTTTTTAATTTCTTTTGTATATTTTTCTAAATTTTCATATTGATTTAAGTTTAATATTTCTATAAAAACATCTTTACGTTCGTTAGGTTTTTTATTCATAAAATTACCAGACTTACCTTGGCTTATACATATAGTATCAAGAAATGTTTCATAATCCATTTTAATAACATTATCAATCTTTTCTTGTGTTTCATTAATTTTTTCTGTTTGTGGTATGTTATCAATAAAAAATTCTAACTCATGTTTTCCTTTTCTTGTTTTACGTCTTATAATTTTATATTCAACATTATTCATTATAAACTCAAAAGTAATTTCAAACATATTACAATTTTTATTAATTAAGTCATCCATACCAGTGCCACGATTATCTACTCCACGAGCCCTGTAAAATAAAGCTGTAGTAATGGCTTCTAATATTGAACTTTTTCCATATCCATTAGGAGCAATAATAGTTGATATAAATTGTTCGTTAGTATTAAATTCTATTTTAGAATCAATATAAGAAGTAAAACCTTTTAAATGTAATTTTTTTATTATCATTTTTAACCATCCTTTATGTTAAGCATTAATCATATTTATTATAACAAAAAAAGAACATTTTTTCAATGTTCTTTTTTGTATGATATTAAAAATCTTTAGCTTCTCTTTCACAAAAATCTTTTATATAAGATAACATAGTTTTAATTGAGTTTGGAGAGGTTAAACTATTATTAATAGCCGATATAATTGTATCTGCTTTAAAATCCATACAATCTTCAATATCAATTATATCAAAAATTTGTTCAGAAATATTAAATTTTGTTTCCGCTTTTTTCATTTCATCATTTTTAATTAAGTCAAGTAATTCCTGTATAGATGATTTTAGTGGTAAAGCCTCTTCAAGTAAACATTCAATAAAATCTTTTGAATCGTCACTATCAACATCACAATAATATTCATATTCACTTTCATCAGGCAGCCAATTACCAAAACTTTGACTATAATATCCTCCATGAGTACTCTCATAAGTACATACATAATTTCCTCTACCACTAAACCATTCATTCATTTCCTCATCATAGTTTTCTACAATTTCTAATAATGTATATAAGTCTTTTTCTCTCATTATATATAAAAAATCTTCCATACTCATTTCTTTAATCATAGCCGTTTTTTTTCATTGATTTTTTAACTAATCTTTTCATTATTATTTCCCTCTTCTATAATTAAAAATTTTATAACCTAATTTCATTTTTTATTATAGAATCACTAAAATCATAAGTTTTAGCAATACTGTTAAAAAAATCATTCATCATATCTACCATAACATTCTCAATAAAATCTCTTAATTCATCATTTGAGATTGTTTGTTTAAAATTATATTCTTTATAATATTTTTTCATTTCTTCAATAGCACAATTAATATTAGAATCTATAATGCTCTCAAAATAACCAAGTGACATATAATCGTTTGCTTCTTTTAATAAATTACTAACATTTAAAGAATATACATCATTATTCAATGTATATACTTTATCTCTTATAGTATTTTCAAAAAAATCTTTTTCTTCTTCAATCCAATCTATAATTCCATTTATTATTCTGTCTTCTGTATTAATTAAGTTATGATTTGTTACTATATGATAAATAAAATCATAATCATCTTCAAAATCATAATCACTTAATTTATACATTTTACTTGTTTTTTTAAGTAATCTTTTCATTGACTTTATTCCCTCCATTTTTCTATAAAAAAACACATTATGTCCTCATTTTTAAAATATAAAAAGAGGACATTTATATGCCCTTTTTTTATATTTTTTAAAGACATTTTTTAAAAATATTTTTTTACTTTTTCAGTTTTAACAAGAAGTGTATTTTTACCATTGTTGTATTCATATTCGTTTTTATCATTTAAAGTAAGATTAGAATACCAATTTCCTGTTAATACTGTTGCAACCTTAGAAATGTTGATATCAAATTTGTTATCTAACAGTTGTTTGTTGTTTTTCTTCATTTCTGTTTTTAAAAACTCTTTTCTTTCTTCAACAGACATTTCAGAAATAGTATTAGCAATAGTGTTGTATTCATCATAAAGATATTTTTTCATTCCTTTTGTTGGTTCTTTTTTAAGTTTTAATACCGTATTTACTGATGGCAATGAAACATCACCTTTAATGTTAAAAATCAAATTTCTTGTTATATAAAAATCATCTTCTTTCTTTTCTGCTGTTACAAGTTTTACTCCACTATACATTCCTGTATTATCAATGCCGTGTTCTTTTAACACTTCTACTTGTTCTTTTGAATATTGCTCGGAGTATTCTTTTTCTTCAATCATAGAAAGAAAATATTTAAATATTTTATTCTTAATAGTAAGTTTATTATTTTCCATAACAGCATTTAAAATATAATCTGCTGATAACTTATTATCAGAAAGATAAGTTTGATTCACAACGGGGATTGCTGTTAAATCAAGACCAACAATTTGCTTATTGTCATTAAAATATTCCTCTGATATCACTAACCCATTATGTTCATTAAGTTTTGTTAATGTTTCATTATCAACAATAACCTTAATGTTTTTAATATTAAGCTGACCATCCTTTATAATCGTTTGATTACGATATATAAAGGATTTAATTGTTTCAGGTAAACCTACAGACGTTGCTCTGTTTGGGTTTAAACTTACTGTACCAGTGATTTTACTTCTCAAAGATACATTCAATTCTTTATCATTAAAAATTAAATCACTCATTTTAGTAGTATGAATTTTATCATCCCACTTAAATAAATTAAATGTATCTTTAGTCTTTAATCCAATTCTTTTATATTCTTTTGTGTAAACGTATTGAGCATTGTTTTCAGCTAACAATCTCAACAAGTCAAGAGTACAAAATGTTGTCGGATTGGGTAAATATCCTTCCACACATTCTCCCTTTTTAAATCTGTTTTTAGGTTTAAAAGCACATTTCTTTAAGATTTTAGTACACTTAGCGACTTCATCAATAGTAAATGAATTAAGCAACAAATCAATAATATATTTATCTTTTAATTCATTTATAACGTCTAAAGCAATTTTACGATTACCGTTATAATAATTGATATATGCAAAAATATACTTAATATTTTGAATAATATTTACATTAAGAATATTCTTACCTTTTTTCAACTCTGACAATGTTGATGTATTAAACGTTTCATTATTAATAGTAAAGTCAAAATCAGCGGTAGTATTTCCAATAATAATGTATTCATTTTTACCTTTTTCAGCCATTCTTGTTTTTAAATTGTTTTTGTACAACTTAGCTGACGAGGAATTTACATAAATAATATCACAATCATTAGCTGTAATTTCTGTTGATTGTAAACATAAATCGGAAATTCTTTCATAGTTATGAGAAAATATTGAGCTGTATTCTTGAATTTGAGAAGAGTGGATATATTCTCCGAATTCGGTAGTATTAGCAATGTTAGTCAACAACTCCTTGTTATAATAGAACCCATAACCTATTGTATTAACAGCTATTACTTTGTCTTTATATTCATTTAATGTAGCAAAGATTTTTGTTTCTTCTTCTGCCTGTGACCAACTTGTTACAGGGTTTCCGTCTGTAAATAATGTGATATTAAAATTGTTACAAATACACGCTGTTTCTTCAATTATTTTTTTTACCTCTTGTAAAGGTTCTGAAAAACAGGTACAACCTAAAGTTGATTTAATAGTATCAAGCAAAATTTTTATTGAGTCATCTTTTTTTGCAGCTTTAACAAGAGTTCCTACCTCTCCCTCTCCTGAAAACCATATAACAGAAATGAAATCATTATCATCTATTGTATTAATGGTTTCCTTTACATTTTCAATCAATTCATCAATATTACTATACATTGAACCAGAACGATCAATGATATGAATATGATGAAGTTGATTAACTGTCACCGTTTGTTTTTCAGGAGCAACATCATCCTTGTTCATTTTTACAAATACAACTCTTTTTTGCTCGTTTCCTAAATTAAGTATGTTCTGTGAAATTTTCATTGTTATTTCCACCTTTCTTATAATTATTTTCTATAATTTATTTTTGTAATTATATTATATATTATTTTTTAAACTTTGTCAATAATTTTTTTTAAAAAAAATAAAAAATAATTTCATCTTTATTTTATTTATGAAAAACACAACAGGAGGGAGTAAAAAAAATGAAAGCAATTATTTTAGCTGGTGGATATGGTAAAAGATTATATCCATTAACAATAGACACTCCTAAAGCTTTATTAAAATATAATAACCAATATGTATTAGATTATTTAATAAAAGATTTATTAGATAATTATATTAAAGAAATAATTTTAATTTCAAATAATAAATTCTATAATCAATTTATAAAATATAAAAAGGATAAAAACATAAATAACTTAATTATTATTAACAATAATGATAATGACGATTTAATAAATGCTATAGAAAATTTTAATATCTGTTTAAATTATATAAAAGATACAAGCTTAGATGATATACTATTAATGGGTTCAGATAATATACTAAATTTTTCATTAAAACACTTTATTGATAATTTTTATACTTACAAACAAGATATTCATATTATGAGATATTTAGAAACTAATATAAATAAAATTAAACAATCAATGATAATATATAATAATAATTTAATAGAAAAACCTAATGATAGTTTTATTAAACATATTAATTATTGCGTTCCACCCTTTTATATTTTTAATAAAAATATACTTAATGATTTACCTATTGGAATATTTTCACACAATGCTTCTATTGGCAAATTGATAGAATCACTAAGTAATAAATATTCTTTTTATTTTCATTTGATGGATGGCACAAGAATTTCTTTATAACATAAAAAGGATTTATTAAAAATAAAAGTTAAATTACAAGGATAACAATAAAACATATTAACTATGAAAATATAAATCAAAATAAAACAATAATCAAAAACCCAAAGATTTTAAATTAAAAAATCTTTGGGTTTTAATATTACAAAAAATATTTTAAAAAAATATAAAATTATTCTTTTTTGTACATAAATTAAAATGTTTTTTTAAAACTTTTTACAATCTATATTTTTTATAACCAAGCTTCGTACTCAAAAAACAAATTAAATAGAGTAAATTCAAAATCTGTTTCAAAAACAACTATATTTTTACCACCAAAAGACATTTCATCTATCATACTTCTTAATTCTTTTTTAAATTTATCAGAAAAATTATCAAAAATATCTCTTGTTTCCTTAAATAAGTCTGTAAATTCTGCTGTAAAAGTAACAACATTACAATCATCTTTTTTTACTGTTTTATTAAAAACAAATAAATTTGAATATTTATTATTAATTTTATCAAACACTTTTTGCATATTATCTATAATCATTAATATATCATATTTTGAATCTGATAATTTACATAATCTTTTTATTTTATTCATTTTTGTTTACAGCCTATTAAATAATTCCTGAATTCAAGAATCTAACTTTCTCCATTTTGGGAAATAACCTAATATTTAAACCCTTAAAACAAATTTTTAACTTAATTTCAAATTAATATGAATAGAGTCTTTTCTTTTAAAATGCTCAAAATCTATCTTGAATACTGAATTTTAAGATTAATTATGCAAATAAATTTTACATATTTGGGTAATTTTTATTTATTAATTCATATCACAACTTACAATATTAAATTTGTCTTTATAACAAGGATATATTTTTAAATATTCATTAGTTATAGTATTAATAATTGTATCTGTATATTTATCATCTATTAAAGCAAATAAATTGCCATTAAATCCTCCGCCACAAAATTTACAACCATATACTCCTAATATATTTTTACATATATGATATAATGTTATTAATTCTTCTGAACCATTTTCATAATTATTTATACTATTAAGACATGATAAATTTATTAAATCACCCAATACATTAATATCATTTATGTTATCCCATCCTACTTGAACATATCCCATTTCTTTACTAAAATGTATTCCTTTTTTATATAAACTTTCATTATTTATTGGTATTGTAAACTTATTTTTATCTATAAATCTTAATTTTGAATATTTATTGTTACTTAGTAGTTTAGCTAATTTTTTACATTCTGATACTTTATCGTTATATTGGGTATTTAATAACTCTCTTTCTTTACCACAAAAAACTATTAAAAAATGTAATTTGTTATCGCTTTTTTTATATTTTATTTTTTCATTTAACCCGTCATAATATAAAAAATTATTATGTTTATAAAATATTTGATTAATCTGATCCATTTTACCTATATTAATTTTTAAAATAGTATGTTCTACTTCATATGCTAATAATAACAAATTATTATTAACAATATCAATATTATTAACAAAACATAATGCTTTTAAATAATTAATAATAACCGCAGACGAACTAGATAATCCTCCTATATTTAGGTCGCTTTTTATATACCCTGAAATATAATTTTCTATATTATAATATTTTCTTAATACATATACAGCACCTAATAAATATTTACCCCAACCATAAGTATTAATATTATCTAAGTCAATATAATTTATATAGTCTAATTTAAACGTTTCATTAAAATGTTCACTATAAATTTCAATATTTTTTGAACAATTATAATATAAGGTTATACCTTTATTAATGGTACAACCTATTATATTTCCTAATTGATGATCTATATGTGAGCCTAACAAACATAACCTATAAGGAGTAAAAACTTTGTATTTATAATCCAAAATTATCATCTCCTTTTATTAGAAATTTATTTTGAATATAACCTTTTTAAATTATTATAATCAGACAAACTCAAATTTTCTCTTTTAATTTCGTCATATAATTCTTGTATTATATCTTCTTTATCTTCATAAGCTTTATATTGGATATAAAATTCTTTCATAACGTTATCAAATGTTTTTTCATCATATAAAAATTTAGCAATAGAATAGCCATCTTTTAAATCTGATATTTCATTTGAATAATCCCAATCTTTAATCTTTTCAAACAATTCTTTATTTTCTGATATTGTTAAAGCTATGTCCTCTGCTTTGTCATATAAAGCATTGAGTTGCTTGTCTAAATCCGATATAACATTTTTAAGCTTACTTAAATCAATTTCGCTATATTGATGATTAAATCTTAATTTAGCCAACTCATACAACATATCATCACTTATATTCTCGTCAGCTTGTTTCATTAATCTTTTTTGATTGTATTTATCCATATCAAACACTCCTTAAAATTAATATTTAATTTAAAAATTAAAAACCATTATCTCATTTACTGTTGTTACATTGCTCTTTCGATTTTGACCACTACTATTTTTATTGTTAATAATTTTATAATTATATTTTTTATAAAACATATTTAACTCTTTATATGTATTATCAATATTATCATTAGTTAAATAGTTAAAATATATAAAATCATTTTTTGTATTATGTAAATAATTTAAAATTTGTAAATCTTTTTCTTTATCATAAGTTTTATTATTATATGTTCCATTACAAGATAATACATACGGTGGATCCAATATAAGTAAATTATTTTCATTATCAATATTGTTTATTAAATCAATACAATCATAATTAGTAAAATTAAATTTATCATTTATATGTAATATAAATTTATTTAAATCATTTATTATATTGTTTTTCTTGATTTCATTAAAAAAAGCATCCGTAGCACCTCTATAACCTTGATTAAATTCTCCTTTGGAATTAAATCTAACCATACTGTTAGAACACATTTTAAACAACATTATGGTTTCTAAAATAAAAGACTTACTGCAATAATTTGATTTATATTTTATATTCCAATCTTTTCTGAAATTATAATAATTTTGATTTTCACTAAAATTATTATAATAATAACATATTTCATTAACATTGTCAATATTATATTTATATTTATTTAATATTAATACATTATAAATTTGAGGCATTAACGAAATTATATCATTACCTATAAATTTATTAGCAATAGCATTAATATTAAACAATATATTGCCGCTACCCATAAAAACATCAATAATGTTATTATAATGTTTTTTAGGAACAATAGAATTTATCATATTCATATATTTATACTTATTTCCAACCCAATTAAACGGACTTTTCATACAACCATCTCCTATCTCTCTATAGATTACTTTTTATTGTATTGTTATAAATATCATTTTGTATAAATTGTATTGTTTCATTTATTAATGATTGTGCTTGAATAGCATTACGTTCTTCAAGTTCATTATCCAAATATTTGTAATATTGATTAATTTTAGTTAAATGATTTTTAAAGTAATCTTTATTTTTTATCGACTGCAAATAATTTCTAATAATTGTACTACAAGCTAAATTTATTTTATCTAAACTTAAATTATTTACACTATTATCTATAACATTTAATTGGCTTTGTAAATAATTTAATTTAATATCATTTTCATTTTCTATATCTAATTTATATTCCATAGCTAATTGTAAAGCTGATTCATAATACGAATTCAAATTATCTTTTAATTGTTTAAATTTTATTATATCTCCTGTCGCACCACATCCAAAACAATAAAAACTTGCATACTTTTGTGCCGATTTATTATTTGGATAAACTGTAAATGAAGCCGTTTTTTCATTATGAAACGGACAAATACTTTTATATAAAGTTCCTACTTTTTTCATTTTTAAGTTACTTCTAAAAAATCCCATATTATCTATTTCTTGTTTTATATAATTATACAAATAATTTCTATTATTAAAATTTTCATCTTCAAATTTAATATCTTTAAAATCCATTTATATCTCCCTAATTATTTAATCAACAATATTATCCCAATCATCTAAATTATCCTCTAATTCCTCAATAGTCATTTTATCATATTTTTTTCTAAAATGAAAAGAAAACGGGGCGGCATCCCTTGTTTTAAATGATTCTATAATTCCTATATCATTATCTATAGATTTAATAGCAATTCCCCAATCTATATGATTTGAAACAGCGTCAGATTCAGCCACTGCATCAGATTCAGTTCTTTTTTGATTTTTACCTATTCTATTCATTTGTTCTGCTGTAATAAAAACCTTATCCATTTTTCTTGCAATTTGCTTACATTCTAATGCTATTTCTGCTTTATCGTGTCTTAATTCTCCCTTTCTAATATTAGGTTCCATTATCCCTGCATAATCAGATATTATAACATGGAATGTTATATTTAACTTTATTTCAATTTCTTTAACCTTTTGTTCTATAAATGCAGGTGTTACATTTTCAGGAGCATCTACAATATAAAATTCTCCTATCGGTTCATTATTTACTGATAACCCCTCACTTAATTTTTGTAAATATTCATTATATACAGTTTCCTCATCTACTGTTAATGTTCCTCTTTTTAATCCCCTACTTGGAATACCTGCTGCACGAGAATCAAATCTTCTCATATAATCCCTTTTTGATATTTCAATAGAAAATAAAATAACATTATATTTTCTTATCCATAAATTATGAGCAAAATTTAATAATAATGTAGATTTACCGTCACCCTTTCTACCAATAACATATATTAATTCACCTGGTGCAAACCCACCCTCATTATCGTCTATTCTCCTAAACCCTGTTGGATATGTTACTATCATATTTGGATTATTTTTAACATTATCATAATATTCTTTTCGTTCTTTTACTGTTTCTTTTATGGAACCTTCGTCTTTTATATTGTCTTTATTAATTGAAAAATTAAAAATCATATCTTTTGCTTGATTTTCAATTTTTAATAAATCTTCTGATGAACAAGTTATCACATTTTTATCAATTATATTTTCAGCAAGTTTTATTAATGAATTACGTCTATAGTTCTCATTCAAATCATCTATAATTGACTTAAATTCATGTTCTGTAAAATTCTGAAAACTATTAATTTCTGAAAATATAGTTTTATATTTTATAATAGTATCTTCATCTAATTTTTTTCTTTTAAACCAATTTTCAGCTACTGTATCCGTAATAATATCTCCATATTTATTAAAATATAAAGTAATTAACTTATAAACATTATAAGTAGAAGGCAAATGTAGTTTAGTAATTTTACCAATAGATTTAGCAATATATTTTTTATCATACATTAAATATGCTAAAAACTTTTTTTCTATCACATTGTTCATAACACTACTCATCACCTTTAATCATATCATAATTTTTTAATATTTCAGCTACATCTTTATTGTACGCTGTTTCAATATCACTAATATACAAATTTGAAGAAATAACTGTTGATTTTAATTTATTTCTACGTTCTTTCAATATTGTATACAATAATTTAACATTATGCTTTGTGGAACTTCCAAATCCTGTTTCTAATCCTACATTATCAATAAATAATACATCAGACTTATTAATAATATTTATTAATTTACTCTTATTTGTTTTATCATAATTAGAATTTAATGATAATTGTATTAAATCCTCATATATAACATATCTAACATTAATATTAAATTGAGTTAATTTATGTTTCTTATTTATTAACTCTTTCGCTATATATGTAATTATACTACTATTAATTTTAAAAGGTAAATTATATAAATACAAATCTTTAGAGAAAAAAACTTCATTCAGTATAATATTAAAATATAAATCAAAATCATATTTAACATACTTTTTAATATCTTCTTTTGAAACTTTTATTTCTTGCATAGGTATATTTGATATTTCTAATTTATAACATTTAATAGCCATTTTCAAACATTCACACTGTATATTTATATTATCTTGTTTAAGATATCCTGTATGATTACATTTATTACAATTTAAAACAAATACATTACGCCATTTAGTTTTAATTTTTTCTTTATCAATTTCATTATAAACCATTTTATCACCTACTTTATTACTCACTTTATCACCACCTATTATTCTATTTGTAAAATATTAAAATCAATTTTATTCTGTTTAAATTGATTTTTTAACCATACAAAAAAATCATCTTCATTTATTCCATTATACATTCGTCTAAATCCCCATTTATTTTGTTGTTTGTCTTTAATACCGTCTTGTATCAAATCTTTATCCAAATTTAATTTAACTTTATAAGCATATTCAAATTTAGTATACAATTGTTCGCTATAACTTTTATTAGAATAAAATTGTCTAGCAAATTTCTCTCCTTCTTGGTAATATTGTTGTTTAATTTGTGTTAAATCTGAAATATTATATTTTAAATCATCATGAATAACTTTTAACTTATCATTAGTAGGTTCCTTATCTTTAAAAAATAATATAGCTTCATCTATCATATTTGGCAAAAAATTAAATGTTTTTATATCTTTTAAAATCATATATTTCATTGTTTGTTTAATTTGTAAAGGAGTATATCCATCATCTAACATTGTTTGAATTTTATTAACCTCATTTATAAAACTAAAACTATTTAATATAACCTTAGTTGATTTGTGAAATAATTTTACTAAATATGAGGCAGAATCCTTTATCTTAATATCATCTTTATATTTTTTTTCTAAGATAGCTTCTTCAATACTTCGATTTAAAAATCTTAAATCTATATTTTTTCTTTTTATAAGATAGTCCATTGTTAATTTTATTTGTTCTGGTGTATACTGTCTTTTTAACAATATTTTAACTTGATTACATTCTCTTGCAAATCCAGGAGATTGAGTATTTGTTTTACTATAAAAATATTTTACTAAATTAGGTGTACTATTAGGATTAGGTTTCTTCTGCTTTTTATTTTTTTGTTTATCAATATTTTTTATAAATTTTTCTTCCTGTTTTATAAATAATATTTTACGTTGCTCTTGACATTGTTCAAAATATTCATCTTTCCATTCTTTATAACATAGTTTACAATTACCATTACATTTTTCACAATAGACATCTTTATAAGAGGGTTCTTGTTTAGGTAAAGTATCTTTATTATTTTCATATGTATCTAACACATCTTTATCACTACTTTTTTTGTATAAAGAATATAATGCTTGATGTGTTGTATCTTGTGTCTTTGATAAATGATTTAATAAATATCCTTTACTTGCACACAATTTACCACAAATAGGACATTTAACCTGTTCCAAATTTCTTTTCTTTTTTTGTACATACATTTTTTTATCCTCCAATTCTAATAAGTTATGTTGTATACTATATTTCATATAATTAGAAATTGTACTTTGTGTTATTCCAGAACGCAATGCTCTATATTTTTGTAAATGATTGTTCGGAAATAAAACATTATTAATGTAAAACAATGTTATACCATTATTATCTTGTTCTATTCTTTTTAATGTATTTCTTATTTTATTAGTATTTACTAACTTAGTTTTCTTTACAAACTTAAATACACTATTAGAATGATAAGCAACCTCTAAATCTAATTCATTAAATTTTCGTTTTATTTTAGCACAATCTTTATTTAACTTTTGAGCAATAGCTAAAAGTTTATTTTCCACGTCTATATTAAACTGAATTAATTCGCTTTCATTTAAGTTATCATTACATAATTCATATGTGTTATGATTTAAATGTTTGCCTTTCTTTATTAAGCCTAAATCAATTAAATGTGAAATCATTTTATTAACTGTCATTCTTGTAGACTTTAAATTTTTTGCCATTGTTTCTTGCGATAACCAACATTTATTATATTTCCATAATTCAATAGTATTATCATGACAAATATTTATAAAAATTTGAAAATATACAGAAGATACATAAGGGCCTAAAACCATATTACATTTAGGTAATGTAAGTTTAAAAATATAATTAGAAATAGTTAAAAAAGACATACATTTATTTTCACTCGTTTTCATAACAAAATCATCCTCTCTAATGTTTAAAGTTTGTATAATATTTATTATAATTATTGTCTCCAAATAAATCAAGAGTAAATTTTATTATAATTTTAAAAATCTTTTTTTAATATAAAAATCATTAATTATACAATTTTTATTAAAAACGTTTTCACTAAATAAATAATTATATATTCTATATAATTATTAACTAAATATTAATTAAGTATTATATTATAATTAATATTAATAACTATGTAATTATAAGTAATTAAATATATTTATATATAAATAAAAAGATAAACAATATACAATATTTTTAAAATTGGCAATAAATTTTAAAACAATAACCAAAAATATTACCAATACTAACAACCCTCTCCAAAACACGTTTAAAACGTGTTTTAAGAGGATTAAATAAATACAGGTATAAATTATAGGTTAAACATAAAAAACACAATACAAGCCATTTAAAAAGGATTTAAAGATATTATAAATTAGTAATAGATGGTTTAACTATGTTAAAACAATAAGATGTTGGTAAATACGGTTTTTGTTTACCAACATCTTATCTCTATTGAATA